CGCGAAGCTTGTGCCAAGGTTTGCCACGATGTCCAAATGGGTACTTATTTACACCAGTCAAACGATTACTACGACGGCGAAAACGAAGGCGCAAAGAAGTGCTGGCAGCGCATCAGAGCAAGGAACGAATCATGACCACCACCCACTACCGCCCCCATGCCGACCCCCAAGGCCGCGTCTGGTATCCGTACGCATTGCAGTACCGCGCCGACGGCATGACGTTCGCCGTCACGATCACCGTCAGAACTAAAGCCGGACTCGGGTATTCGTTCCATCCCGGATACGGCAAGAGTGCGTCCGAAGCTGTGGACGAGCTGGTGGCGCAGATCAACGCAGCAGATCAGCCCGCCAGCAAGTCCACCACCTGATGGTCCACCTTCGCGTCCAGAAACCCGGTCAGCTTGCTGATCGGGCATAGGTGAATAGCCTGTGACTCCCACGTGACATCCGCCGCAGGATTGCCCGCCACACGCCGCGCCAGGTAGTAGCGGGTCACTGAGGTGGTCCGCTCCACATCACCCAGCAGGCCGACGATGTTGGCCTTGATGCCGCCCTCCTCCCAGGCCTCCTTAATCGCGTTCGCCTGAAACGACAACTCGGGCTCCACCTTGCCCTTGGGGAACGTGTTTGAGTATCCGCCGAACTTGTTGGTGGGAGACACCACCCAGACCCGGCCATCCGTCTCCACGATGATCAGGCCAGACGCGGGCTCTTTGCCAGCCGGGCAATGCAGCTCAGGCTCCACCAGATCGTCCTTCTGGCCTTCCACGTAATCCCACTGGTCATCATCGGGCGGTGTCCACGGGGCGAACGGGATGCCATTCAGGCTCTCTGGCATGTCGCCACCGGGGATGACCGTGGCAATGGCGCCAGGATCATCGAACCCGGCGATGTTGGTAGCGCTTGGGCTGTAGATGCCGACCTTCTGGCCTTTGTCGCCAGGCTTGGGGTGAAACGCCTTTGGCTTGGGCTTGGGCGCATCGCTGAACAGCGACCCAGACGAACCACCACCCCACAAGGATGGCGTCTTTGGAAAGCCGTACTGCGGAGCAACGACGCTGGACCCAATGCCAGATGACCACTTGGCCGGGGCCTTGGGCTTGGCAGACCGCTTGTCCTCATGGGGTTTGACGACCGTGCCGTCGGCCTTGGTGTAGCCTTTGACGTGGGACTTGGCCAGGGCCTCGGATACGAGCAGGATGGTCATGCGATCACCCCCAGAATGCGGCCACGGACGTCGTCCAGAATCTCTTTCAGGTGGGCGCCAACCTTGGCATCGCCATGACCATCCGCCAGGGACATGGCTGCTTTCATGCACTGCAGCGCCAGGAACTTGAACAGCGCCTCGCCAGGGTCGTCGTCGCCATTCATGTCCGGCAGCGCGGCCAGCAGCTTGCCCTTCATGCGCTTGCCCTGCCAGGGCGCAATCTCATAGCGCGGGTCGTTGCCCATGAAAGCCTCTCCGTGCTCGCGGACCAGGTCGTTGATCTGGCGTTCGGCCTCGATGCTTCCCACGCGGCCAGAGAGAAAGCCGTCGTAAGCGCGAATCACGTCGCTGGCAAACTTGCCGACAAAGGCATGCACCACCGTGGCATCACCGAGGTACTGCCGGTCACGATCGACGGGGTCGATGGTGAGCTGGGCGTCAAGGAACTGGTCAATCTGTGCCATGGTTATGCTTTCGGCTTGATGTTAGCAACGTAGCTCTCGTCGGGAGGGAGCATGAGAACGGTGAACTCGGTCGTTGAACCATCATTCTTTGTTTCCATGAGCATGAAGCGCTGCCCGGGGATGGTGGTGATCTCGCCCTCGCCGTTGTAGCTCCCGACGCCAATGTTGTAGAGCGCCTTCGCTCCCTTGGCATAGACGATCTTCAATCTGGCATTACCACCCCAGGACCAATTCTCATTGATGCTGCAGCACATGCTGCCCGGGTTCTGGAATACGTGCCCTGGAGGCAAAGCCATCATCTGCTTCAGCATCGCATCCGGCATCGAAATCCCCTTGGTGATCCGGGTGCCCTCGTCCAATTCTACAGCGTGGGCGTAGGCGTCTGTCAGCACATCGCGGGCTTTCAAGCCGCTGTTGTCGATCTCCTTACCCTCCCGATATGGGGTGTTGTATGAGCCCGACTGTTTCACTGCGGCCATCCATTTCTTGAGGATAGCGGTCATACCCTTGGTTGACGCCACCCCCTTTGCCTTGCCAGCAGCAGAAATGTATTCAACCTTTGGCGGCATGAATTCCTTCGCAGCATCAGCCTGCCCCAAGCTGATCCAGAAGCCCAGGCGCTGGTTGGCTGGCACTTGACCGACTGTGACGCCGTAATAGTGCGCCTTGAAGCCGTCCGACAGTTCATTGATGTCGGAGTAGTCGCCAATATCCCACGACTTCGCCTTCTTAGCGGCCGGGTTGGCGACAACTTCCATGTAGTCCAGAACGGTCGAATAGAAGTCTTTGACGTGCTGGCTTGGGTGATCACCAAACAGCGCGCCCTCTTTGACCGCGCCAGTTGCCTTGTCAACGATGTGGAACTTCAGCTTTTTCAGCGCCACAAAGTCTCCATTCATGGCCGCCGTATAAATCTGATCGACTGCCGCCTGGTTAACCTCATTGACCTTAGCTGTGCCAGACAAGCCCTGCCCCGCACCCTTCCAATTCAAAAAGTCGAGCTTCTTAGGCAGACTCGAGGTGTCAACCGGCAGCTTTCGCGGGTCGGGCTTGGGCGGGTTCACGATCAGATCGGCTCCCGGGTACTTCTTGGCCAGGTCGTTCTTGCGAGCAATCAGCTTGGCGGCCAGCGCAGCCTTCGCGGCATTGTTGCCAGGGCCGAACTTGGACACGATCTGCTGAATGATGTCATCTGGCACGTCCAGCACCAGGGCGACGGACTCGTTGAGCTTTTCCTTGGTGATGGTGGAGAACACCGAGGCTCCAAACTGGTTCTTTGCCGCATCGCGCATGGCGTCAATCTCGACAACTTCATTGCCGAAACCGTCGCCTTTGGGCGCACCCTGCGCGCGGTACAGCAGCGAGCCTCCCACGTCGATGCGGATCGCCTTACCGTCCTTGGTTTTCAGCAAGTTGTCATAGCCGGTGCCCACCGAGTCGTAGTTACCGAGCCAGGCATCAACCGCGAAACCTTCCATGGCGCCCGAAGCATTCTTGATGCCAGCGCCGACCTTTGTCACGCCGTCAACAATCTTCGATGCAATCCCGATCTTGCCGTCCTTCTCGACCATGCGCAACGTTGGCACGTCAACACCAGCGGCCTTGTAGAGCTTTGATGCGAGCAACTCGTTCTTGACGTGATCTTCAGACGCAGGGAACTTGCAGTACCACTCCTGCCCGTTTTTGTCCTTGAACTTGCCGCCAGGGTTGGATCCCTTCTGCGGGCCAGTCTGAGCCCAACCATCGATCACAGTGACACCAGGCTTGCCAGGTGGGGCGGTGACAAAGACCTTGGCCTGTGGCGCAGCCTGTGCGGGTTTTGTGGCCGTCGCTGCAGGCTTTGGCATCGCACCAGGCGCGGCCGTGGTGAATGCGACCTTCTTGCCCTTGGGCGTCTTCTGGGCTTCGGCTTTCAGGGCCATCACCAGTTTGAACATAGCGTCCTGGCGGGCCTTCTTCTGAGGTGGGCTTGGGTGCGCGTTGCCAGTCAGCCCTTTCAACTTTGTGCCAGGGACATCGACTGTGATGCTGCCATTTTTATGGAACACGACCAGCTTCTTGAGCCCGGCCAGGCCATCACTCGCCACGGCAGCGGTCAGCACAGAAGCGACATTGGCATACATCGTCCCGTACTTGCCCGGGGAAAGGGACTCAAAATCCGGAACCACTACCCCTTGCTTGTGCCAGCGGCCGTTCTTGAACACCAGCGTGCCGCCATCGACGGCCAGCTTGGTATCGCCGTCCTTGGGGCCAGAGGCCGGGTCAAGGGATTGAATGTCGGCAGCCAAGGGGAACGGCAGGCCCGCGTTGTTGCCCATGATGTACTGGCCCATCTGCGCAGCCGCGTCCTGGGCATCGGAGTAATCGCTGTGCTCCACAGGGTTTCCTTCAGGGTCAATGACCCCTACCTGAAACACCTTGACGCCGTAGGGGCTGTCGGTTTTCGCAACGTAGTAGGTGTAGCCGTCCTTGGTTTCCTGCGTCAAAGAAGGCGCACCACTGAGAACCCCGTCGGACGGGTCGAGCTTCCAGCCACCGGACAGATGTTTGATCTTTCCGCTCTGCTGTTCGGCAAGCAGCTTCTCCAGGTAGCCTTTCACCTCCAGCTTGAGCCCACCGGTGTCCAGAATTTCCTGCAAGGTCTTGAAGTCACCCTGCGCCGCCAGCTTGTCGAATTCAGCCTTCACCTGGGGCGGCACACCCGCGACCTTGGGTGCAGCAGGCGCAGCGGGCGGTACCGGCGCTCCGGCCTTGTGCTCGTACTCATGCGTGCCAAGGCTATCAAGTTTGTACCCCTTGGCTTTCTTTTCATAGATCAGCTTTGCAGCAGCCGCACCGGCAGCACTTGGCGACGCAAACTCCTTGGTCGTGGTGGACCCCATGGTCCCGATCTTCCCGTAGGTGGTCTTCATGACATTGCCATGGGTGGACACCGACCAGAACTTATTGTGGCCCGGGGTGGTGTTCATGAACACCTGGGACGTGACCTTGGTCGTGGCATTGGCCTCGGCGTGCTTCTTGGCCGCCTGCGCGCTGACCCAGCCCATGAACAGGTTGAGCTTTTCGGGGCCGTAGAACTCGATGGCCTTGGCTACATCCACCTTTTCCTCGTCTGACAGCTTCTCGAAGGCAGCAATCTCTGGCGGATCCAGCAGATCGTCAATCGGCAGGCCCTGCGCAGCCTTGCCACCGTGCATCTTGAACATGGTGATGAAGCTGAGAACGTCCGGGTTGGTCTTGAACTTGTCCTTGTGGGTGTTGACCGGTGCAGGCGCAGCGACAGGCGGGGCCGTCACGAACACCTTGGCGGGCTCGGCGGGCTTCACCGGGGTCATGGTCACATTGCCAGATGCCGGGAAAGCCCCGGCCTTCACTGCCTTGGCGTGCGCCTGCGACACCAGCACAGCCAGCTTGTCGCCGCCGATCACCCCCTGGACCTCGGCGAGCATCTTGCTCGCCTTGGCCGAGTCCTGCGACGCCAGGACAGCAAACGCCTTGACCTCGCCCGGGGTTGGTACCTGACCGGCCAGCATGTGCTTCTTCCAGCCTGAGACAGCCGCAGCCTGCGACGCAGCGCCCTGCAGCGCCTGGTACTTGGCCTGGGCCAGGTCATGCTGCTGGGTCGGGTGCATGGCGTGCCAGGCGGGACCGTGCTCGGCCTTCAGCTTCTTGATGGCCTCTTTCTGATAGAAAGCGCCGCCCTCCATGGCAGCCACAGCGGCCTTGTGCTTGGCGGTGTCGTCGGCCTGGACGGCAGCAGCGACCGCGTTGGCAGAGTTTCCGGGGCCGGTGCTGGGCTTGACAACCAGCGCAGCCGCAAGCTCGGCTTCTTTTACCCAGCCTTTGTACCAATCGTTCATGGCCTCAATCGTTTGGCTTGAGCTGCCAACCAGACCACCGTCAACGCCATAAACAGCGACAAAATCCGGGTCAGCCGCTGGAACCTTGATGCCTGCAGCATGGGCATACGCCCCAAACTTATGCGCAGTCAGGATGATCCCTGTTGCGCCGACCCGGTGCCATTTGCCGTTGTGCAGCGCATAGGTCTTGCCGTTTTCCGTCTTGGTGTCGCCCTCTTTGGGGCCAGCAGCGACCGCAGGACCACCAGGCAGGGCATGCCCCAGGTCCAGCGCGTACTTCATCAGGGCGAGCGTGTCGGGGTCGTTGCCCAGCGCCGGGTTGGCTTTCATGTTCCCGGCCAGCGTCGTGATGCTGGCCGTGAGCCCTTTCAGATCCCCACTGTCGTACATTTTTGCCCATTGCTTCGCAACCAGGCCATGGTTCATGTCGGTGAACTTGGGCGGTGGCGGGGCCTTGTGCGATGCCTTGGCCGCCTCGAACGCCGCCTTTGAAGCCGCCTTCTTCTCCAGATACCGAACGCCAGCCTCGGCATAGGCCAGCGCGGTCTTGGCGCTGACGCTGCTCATGCCGGTGAGGTTGAACACCGCATCCTTCAACTGCTCTGAATTGCCGTCCTCAATCCAGTTCTCGATGTCTGTGATGGTGGACTGGAACGCAGGAGGCTCGGGCTTGATCGGGAAGCCGTCGTGGGTGTGCTTGATCTTGATCGGCTCCTCTTTGGCGACCACCACCGATGGCGCGCCTTTGACCTTCATGTAAGGTGCCCACTGCAGAAACTTGGTGTAGCCAATCTTGCCGCCAGGCTTGGTGACGGCCACCTCATGCGCCAGTTTGACGTGCGGGATGCCGCCATGCAGCACCACCTTGCCCTCGTAGTGGTTTGCCGACAGGAAGGCCCCGGTCATGGTGAACGCGACCGTGTCGCCCAGCTTCACCCCGGCAGCGTTCATCTCAGCAACCAGCGCCGCGCCGGTCTCGGCCTTCTTGTCGTCAAACTCCTTCTTCACCACGGCATAGGCAGCCTTGACCTTCGGGTAGGCATAGTGGAATTCGTGGGACGACTGAAAGTCGGACTTGGACATGCCAAGCGCCTTCGCCCGCGCGGCGATCCAAGCCTGCGCCTCGGCATAGTCGGCAAAGTCGGGCGCTGGGGCGAAGGTGGTCGGCCCGATCTTGCCAAGCATGGCCGGGACGGTGATGGGCTGCGGCTCTGGCGTGCTTACCGCTGCTTGACCCGCGACACCAGGCTCTGCGACTTCTGCGGGCTTTGCAGGCCCGAAGGCTGGGGCTGCTGCGCCTCCTTGGGTTTGTCCCGGCGCGCCAGTTTCGACGGCTTCAACGGTTTTAGGCTCATTGGTTTTTCCTTTGGTTTGGTTGGCTTTGGCAGAAGCCGCAAACAGCAGCTTCATGTACTGGCTTTCTCCGATGGCCATCGAGCAGGCATCCGCCACAGCGCCCTGGACCAACGTCGAGGCGTTCTGCATGGCGAAATACTGCGCTGGAGTGGGCACCTTGCCAGCGAGCATGGATGACTTGAAGCCAGACACCGCAGCCGATGCGCTGGCGGCCAGCTGCAACTCAGTGGCGTGCGAGAGGATGACGGCTGCCTTTTCCTCGGGGTGCATCGTGTTGAAGTGGTCCAACTCTGTGGACAGCTTCTTGTGCGCCTGTTTTTGGTAAAACGATCCGTAGCCAGACGCGACATTCAGATCGTTGTGGTCGTCTGATACCAGCACTTTCTTCTGGTACGGACTAACCCAGTTTCCGCCGTGAACGTGGCCGGGGACCGTGATGGTTTTGTAGTGGGAAGCCTTGAGCAAGTCCTCGCGGACAAATAGAACTGCGGACATTGGGTTCATTCCTTGGAGTTGTCGGTACCGAGAATCAGCGCGCGCTCGTCGTCCAGCTCGGGGTCTTCACCGTCGAACTCGGCGGCATTGCCTGCCAGGAAGTGCTGGCGGCCAGTGGCCTCATCCTTGACGATGGACCCGGCCTCGCCCGCCTCGACGGTGGTCAGCGTGCGCTCGGCGCGCTGCTTGTGGCCCAGAAGGGCATCCCACGGCACCCCAACGCGGCCAGACTTGTGCTCGGCAGTGAAGCCATCAGCACCATAGGCCAGCACCTTGCCGGACGTGGCCCCATGCTGCGGGTGATGGAAGAACACCTCGTCGTGGACGCCGACACCGTAGCTGGACGGGTGCGGCTTGGCTTCTTCATTCTCTGGCTGGCCGCGTTTGGCGGCAGCCAGCAGTGATGACGTGGGGATGGCCTTCGCAAACACATCAACGTTGACAACGGAAACAGCATCGGCATAATAGACATTGAGCGGCTCAACCGCCTGCTGAACGATTGAAAGGTCACAGGACGGTATCTGGTGTTTGAGGGCAAACAACTCTCCACCGGGATTTGAGTCGCTCTTTTTCATTTGAGGCGCAACAACATGAATCGACACAACGTGGTTGTGGTCGTCCTTGGCCTTGAACCGACTGGCAGCGTAAACCACGGTCTCACCATCGAATCTCGGGCGCTGCCACTCCCAACGCACCGGGTCTTCATTTGCGTCAAGAGCAATCGATGACGGCATAGTCCTCAAGACTTCCGGCAAAGCCATCACGTCCCCGCGCGTGACCCGCATACCGTCAGGCTTGCCAGACTTCTCGCCGTGACGCCAGATCACCTTGACCATGCCGCTGCCTTTGGTGGTGCCGAACTGGCGACTTAACCGTTTTCCCGTGACCTCAATGCGACCATCGCCAGCCTCAACCGATGGGCCGTGCTCCATCTGCACACGAAGGTCGTCCTCCCCCATGTTGACCAGCATGGAGTCCGGCGAGGCAAGCGGGTACTTGCGCGTGAAGTTATAGAGATCACGAAGGCTGCGCTTTTCCATCCGTACTTGGTGCGTTCGCCCGATGAATTGCCCCGTCACGAGGTCATGCTCGTCGTTCGCCTTGCGCATCGGCTGATCGCCAGGATCAGCCCCAGGATCGGCCTGTTGCTGCGCCTGGCCAGGTTGCTCATCCTCGCCCGCGTCATCGCCGGGTGCGCCATCGTCGCCAGCCTGGTCGCCATCTTGGCCGCCAAAGCCGGGCGCTTGGTCGGCCGATTGCATGTCGGGCCCTGGTTGCTGGGCGGCCTGCTGCGTCTGCGACCACGGACCAATCAGCGACGGGTTCAGCGGAGCCTCCCCCCATGAGTCGGTTTGCGCATCCAGGCCCAGCTCGGCGCGCATTTCGTTCACCGACATGACCAGCTTCTTGAGTTCGTGCCGTTTGTCCTGGTCGTCCTCGTCCACGCCGGTCCAGCGGAACACATACGAGTCGCCAAAGTCGGCCAGGATGTAGTCGCTGAACAGGCTCTCGTAGTAGGCCAGCAGCGGGCGCAGGCCCGAGTCCTTGGACGCGGCCAGCTTTTCAGCCGTGTCGGAGCCGCCCAGCGGCGAGGTGTTGCCACCAGAGAAGCTGTCGAAGTTGATCTCGGCCGGGCTCATGCCGTAGATGGCGCAGATGATCGAGGTCAGGAATGTCATCCACTTGCTGAACTGCATTTCGTCGAACGAAACGCCGAAGTTTTCAAACGCCGCCTTCGACTCCTGATCCTTGGACACCAGCACCGGCACCGACCAGGCGTTGTTCACACCTTTGACCATGCCGTTCCAATAGCGTTTGAAGCTGGCCAGGTCGGACTCTGAATAATTGCCAGACAGGTGCAAGACGCCCTTGGGGATGGAGTTGTCCGAGAAGCCCCGGATGTTGAGCGTCATGGCATTCAAAAATCCGGTCACCACCTTGACCAGCAGCTCAGTCTCGGACAGCCCGTAGCCAGACGCCATCACGTCGGTGCGAGGGTTGCGCGGCTCGTAGATCAAGCCGTTGTAGTCATAAGCCGTGCGGACGTTGCCCTGGACCACCTGAAGCGCGAAAATCTCGTCGTTCTCGCGGTAGCCCTCGTCGGTGCAAAGCCGGATGGTGGCGCCGTCCACAGCGTAAAAGCCATCAATGCCCAGCGCCTTGTTGCGCTTCATTTCCGTCTCGATCGGCGCGGAATCCATGGCCAGCGAGTCGCGCACCGACAGCGCAATGAACTGGCGCAGCGACTGGCGGCCCAGGCGCTTGCGCTGGCGAGGGTTGAACTCCCAGCCGGTGTTCAGGAAGAACCGCTGCAACAGCTCAGTGGTCTTGCGCTCGTCGTCGGTCAGCTTGTGCGCCTTGTCAGCGTGCCGGATGACAAAGCCAGGCCCAAAGCCGGACTCTTGGACCTTGCAGAACGCCTGTACCTGGCGCACGCGGGTCATCACCACAGCAGATAACACCGGGGTCTGTTCGACCATGCCGCGCAACACAGTGAAGTTCATGGCGCCAGGGCGCTCGACATACTCGCCCGTGATGGCGTAGTTCAGGTCATCCACCACAATGGACTGGACGCCCTTCTTGCCCGCATTCTTGCTTGGGAACGGCACGACCGTGCTGGACGCCTTGACCAGCTCCTGCTCTTCAAAGCCCTTGACCATGAAGTCGATCAGGGGTTTTAAGTGCTCTGGCGGGATCAGGCTGGACCGGTCAATGTGGGCGCTTTGCAGCTCGGCCTGCGCATCAAAGCGTTCAGCCTCGGGCGCGGACGGGTCAAAAGCAGTGGTGGCGGTGGATTTTTGGCTCATGCACCCATGGTGCAGTCACGACCTACCGCGGCCAGCGCGCGTCCTCAATGTCGAGGATTTGGTTCAGTTGGCTGGCGACCTCGGCGTACCAGGCGCGGCAGGTTGCGATGTACCCGGCAACGTCTCGCTCTGTGGCAAACCGGTCATCAGCATCGGTGGGAGTGGCCTCGGGCGCACCCGCAGGCTGTCGGGCAGCGGCTGGGCCTGGCTGGTCACCACCAATGGCATCGAGCATCCGCACAGTACCGCTGTCAAGGCAACGGCGACCAGAGAGTAGGGCAATTTTTTCACGGGCGGTCCCAAGTTGTTGATTGATGGCCACCAGCTCGGCGGCGTGATTCCCGGCTGCCTTGCTGGCATTGCGCGCCTGCTCGGCAATGTCGACCTTCAGGGCGTCGGCCACGACCTTGTCCTGCTTGGCCTGGGAAGCGCGCGCCAGGTCACCGCCCAGCGAATAAGCCTGCCAATGCGAAAAAGCCAGCGCAGCGACCAGGGCTAGGGCTGCCCACGGGCGCCAGTTGAAGGATGCAATCACGGTATTGGCCTCCAGAAGTTGTCAAACCAGCGCTTTGCACGCCACCATCAGAACACAAAAAACAGAGCCGTGACTCCACGGGCCATCTCGCTCTTTTTCATTGGCCTGCGGTACCCGGTATCACCGACCACGACGGACCCTTCAAAGGTAAAAAACGATTTCCAATGGGCGTCCAGATCACCAGGCGGGACAAAAGAACTGAACACCCCGGATTGGTTGTCGTAATTTCCGAAGTGCTGCCAGTTCCAGTTTTCCTGCGGGTTTGCCCGCGTGCTCATGCCAATGCAGATATACCCACCGTCTCTGTTCACGACGTCAAAGGCGTGCATGAAGCAGTTGGTCCTTTTGACGGGCTCGGACATGGGTCAAAACGCCGCAATCCGCTCGGCCAGCACAGCAGAGAGTTGGCACATCAAAGATAGCTGCAGGCAAAGCCGGGCCTGCTCAGCTTCAGGCAGCCCGTGAAAAACCGTGCAGCCGACGAAACCCTCCAGCTTTCCCAGACGGTCGTCAAGGTCCGTCTTTTCGTTCAAGACGCGGTGCTGGTACATCTGCATCAGTCAAACCCCTTTTTATGCGAGTGGGTGACATCGGCCAGAAAAGCAAGATTCACATCGTCCATGTCGCCATTGCCGTTCATGCGCTTGCGAAGCTGAGCCAGGCGGCGTGCGGCCATGCGTTCGTCTTCCTCTCGCACGGCGCGCAGCTGCTCGGGGGTCAATTGCTCTTCGCACCGCTTGGCGGCTTCTGGTGTGATCAGTTTCATTGGCTTAACTCACGGGGTTGGTGGCAGTTCTGGCAGGTTGCGCGCGTATCGCGGGCCACCTTGGGCGTTTTCAAGCAGGCGGCGCTCAGCCAGCACGCGGTCACACTGCTCGGCGTGCAGGGCTTGCTTCAGCGCGGCGTTTTGGGCCAGCGCGGCGGCGAGCTGGGCGGCCAGGGTGTGCGGGGCGTTCATGCGGCACCTATCAGATTGGAAGCAATGCGGCGAGCCCAGCCCTTGCCAAAAGCTGGCCACGTTGGCAGGTTGGTCATAAACATCAGGCGCTGCCCGGTGTAGCGCTGCGCGAGGTTGCTGGCAGACTGCGCAGCAGCCAGTGTCTGAGGGCCGATCACGCCATCCTCACGCACGCCCAAAGCACGTTGCAGCCACTTGATGGACTGACTAACACCGCTGTTGACCGCACCATCGAACACGTCAAAGCGAATGCTCACGGGCAGCTCGTCGCAGCGGCACAGCTTCCAATAGCCGTTGTAATAGACGCTTTTGGCAAAATCCTGCGGCAGATCGCGCATGGAGCCTTGAAAGCCGTTGGAGCGAGCCACAGCTTCAGTCACGCCCCACATCGTCTGGCCGCCAGGGTCAGCAGCGTGGCTGCTGTATGAGCCCTCGTGGCCTAAAAGTCGAGTGAATGCCTGGTCAAAGTTCACGGCTTGGCCTCAAGGTTCTGCTTGATGAACCGCGTCACCAGCGTGCCAATGCCACAGATGGCGGCCAGCGCAGCAAACGTCTTGCTGGGAACGAAGGTGCTGACAAACGGCAAAATCTCATTGGCCAACTCAAAAAGCGAGAAAAGCGTGGTGGCAGCAGCCAGGCGCACGCTCCAGGCTTTGAGCAAAACTTCGCGGGCGTTGTCGATCAAAATCATGGCGAGCCTTTCAGCAGTGGTTGCCGGTCGGGTCCAGCGGGTCGAGCAGGTTGTCGCAGACGTAGGCGGCCACATTGGCGCGCCAGGTGCCCGGGTTGAGCATGTAGCGCTGCAGCCGGTCGGTCACCAAGTGCTCACCTTTGGCTGGCCAGTCAGCAAACAGGACAATTGCCAGGGTGTATTGGCACAGCAGATCGACCAAAAAGCCCAGCGCCACAAGCGGATAAGCCATCACCTTGAGCCCGTCGACCAGTCGCCCGGCAAGGTGCGCCCGGTAGAGGCCCATCACCGCGACGTAAAGCACCCAAAAGCCATATAGGTACACCGCAGCGAGTGCAATGCCGAGCAGCAGCGGGCTCATGAACCCAGCCCCAACTTGTTCACCGCGTACATAAACACCATCATCAGCACCCCGAGAACACCGCGGTCAACCCAGGCGGAAGTTCGGTCCTGCTGCGGGGACTTGGTCTCCAGCACCGACACGCGGCCCTCGATCTTCTCCAACGCCTTGAAAATGCGCTCCATGGCGGCCAGCTGCTGGGTCTGGCGTTCTTCGAGCAACACCAGCTTGGTAAGGGAGAGGCTCAGTTCTTTGAGAGTGAGCCTGATTTCAGTGATGTCGTCACGAAGGTCGTGGCGTATGGCGGCGATCTTGGCGTCGATGCGGGAATCACACTCGGGCGATGGGCGCCGGTCGATCCCATCGCGGCGTTCAATGGGCTGGAAATTCAGCTCAGGCATTGGGGCTCCAGTCGGTGGATTGCTTTCTCATGCCCAAATCATCCCGTCACGACACCCCGGCCCGCTACCAACAGACCGGGGGTCAGGCCACCCATTGCGACACACACCACACGGTGCTGGGCGGCTGCGCTCCTGAATTGCCTAGTTTTTCCCCGCTTTCAGTGAACGGAGGAAGGCCAACAGAGGGAAATCCCAAAACCCCTGCAGGCTGCGCACCAGGCACTGCATGGGAACAGTGTGGTGTTACGACTCGGTACCGGCGTACAAAGCGCAGCCGGGGTCTTGGGGTTGGACGGAAAAATTGCGCTCGGTGCAAAAGCTGGCGTCCTTATCAAACGAGGCACAACGGCCACAGACGTCACCCTTGGGCAGCGCCGCAAGCGCATCAAACACGCCGGGCGCCAAGTGCGACATAGACGGGGCCAGCATTTGCTGCACCGGATTCAGCTCATCCTTGCCGCTCCAGAAAATCTGAACCGGATCATTGCCAATCAGCAGCGAAAAGGCGCGCGAGCAGCCATCGACTTGGTCATCCCAGGTACCGTTGGGGAACATCCTCATCTCGTTGATCAGCGCATCATTCCAGTCAGCCTTGAGCATCATGACGTTGCCAATGTTGACCTGGGAAGCGAAAGGCTCGGCGCGCACCACCTTGTTACCCGTCTCGGGGGTGGCCTTGACAGAGTAGCCCGCCAGCTTGCGCACCAGGTACTTGACCTGGGTGAGTCCGGCCTGCCCCGGGTCTTGCGGGATGGACACCCGGCAGTTGGAGCCATCGCGCGCCGTGGCATTCACCAAGGCAGCATCACGCTCGTCTGGCCCGACACGCACGCGCACCATGTCCGCGATGATGATGCGCCCGTCCGGCAGCTTGCCCAGCTTGGCACCAGCGGTCCAGTCGCCGGTAGTGGTGCTGGCGAAGTCCCAGCCACGGACCCAATCGATGGGGCCAACGGGCAGGGCCTCGATGATCGAAATGTTGTCGGGCTTGAGAATACCGCCAGACAGCGGCGACGGGCGCTGCATGTACTGGCCAGAGAAGGTGTAGGGGTCAGCCTGCTCCATCATCCGCAGGGTCTCGATCGGGTGTTTTTCAGGCCAAAGCGCATCGCCATCCTCGGTAATGGACGGGATGCAAAGGTGCTCCCACTTCTCCCCGCTCCCGCCTGCCAGCAAGAACCCGGTCATATCGTTTTCGTGCAAACGCTGCATGATGACGATGATCGGGGTCTCGGGCGAGTTGGTCCGGCTGGCAATAGTGTTGGTAAAGCGCCGGTTGATGCGGTCTCGCATGGTGTCCGAGAAGGCGTCGTCGGGCTTGACCGGGTCATCGATCAGGATGGCACCAGCAAACCCATCAGCAGGAGAGCCTGTCCCAATTGGCACGCGACCCATGCCGCCAGCACCGAAGCCGGTGATCGCGCCACCAGCCGCCGTGGCGTACAAACCGCCACCGACACTGGAAAACCACTTTTTCTTTGAGTCCGAGTCGGCACGCAGGGCCATCGGGAAAAACCGCTGAAACTCGGCTGACTTGACCACATCACGGATCGCGCTCGAATTGTCCAGCGCCAGGTCATCAGAATAGGACAGGTGGATGAACTTGGCGGCCGGGCTGTTGGCCAGGCACCAGGCGACGAACATCTTCACCGCAATCTCGGTCTTGCCGTAGCGCGGCGGGATGTTGATGATCAACCGCCTGGTTTCCCCGCTGACAACCCGCGTCAGGGCGTCGATGATCTGGCCATGATGCCCAGCAACCATGAACCGTTTGTTGTACTGCGCTTTGAAGAAATACCGGACAAAAAAGCCAAAGTCGTTCAGCAGCTTGGCCTTGCACACCGCATCAGCAAGCATCTTCCAAGTCCTGGTTGATCTTGCGCAGTTGCTCCGGCGTGTGATTGACGACCTGAACCGCGTTGGTGTTGTTTATTACCAGCTCTGGAGCCTTGCCCAGCACCGACTCCTGGGTCCGGCCGAGAGCCTGCGCCGCCGACGCCAGCTCTTTGAACGATGCGTTCTGGCCTTCACGCTTGACCTTGGCTGCGACCGTGTTGGCAACCAGCATGTTTGCCCCACGGAAGAAGGTCTGAAACCGAGCAATTTCATCAACGGCTTCGTGAACAGCGTTCACCATGCGTTCATCATGGCTTGCAAGTGCTTGATTTATTTGAACTTGTGCGTTCACGATGGGGGCGACATCCTGATCCACCCCTTTGCAAATCTTGTTGACCAAGCCAGCGCTGACCTTGTGCTTGTCGGCAATGTCACGCTGACTCAGGCGACCAACGCGCCAGTCGATCAGGATGGCATCGGAAACCGCCTTGTTGACCGGCTTGGCTGCCATCTGTTAACCATCCCACTTCACAGTCAGCCGGTCAATAACCTCCTGGGGGAACGGCTCACCGGTGACAGCGTGAACAGGCAGGCGCCCGGTGTAGTTGGCATAGCGCACACAGATGACGTCCACGAACTTAGGGTCATATTCCATTGAGCGCGAGCACATCCCCAGGCGCTCGGCGGCCATCATGGTCGTTCCAGAGCCACCAAAGGCGTCGATCACGATGTCGTTGGTTCGGCCATGGTTGCGGATCAGGCGCTCCCACAAGGCTACCGGCTTCATGGTGGGGTGCATCGCTGACCTGTTTGGTTTGTGGAAGTGCAGCAAGGTCGTCGGAGCTTCCTCCACCACCGCGTCAGCATTCACATAAAGCACGGTGTCCCCATGGCGAACAGCGTAGCGGCCATCCTCCACCTTCTCGAACGGCGATTCTTCACCGAACGACTGGACTGTGGTCTGCTTGCGGCCACCGAACCAGGCGCGCTTGGCCCCGGGCTTGATGGCATAAAGGATGGGCTCATGGCGGAAGTGGAAGTCACCACGGCCCAGGACCAGGGCGTTCTTGACCCACATCAGGCATGACTTGAGCTGGAACCCGGACTCCAGCAGTGCCGTCCGAAAGTTGATGCCCTCGGTGTCAGCGTGCGCCACATACAAGGCAGCCCCGGGCTTCATGGATGCGAACGAGCAGCGGTAGAACCCAAGCAGGAACTCCTTGAAGGCAGAATTGCTCATGCTGTCGTTCTTGATGGAGCCCGCCAGCTTTGACTCATAAGCCACGTTGTACGGCGGGTCACACACCTGAATGTCGGCCAGTTCGCCAGCCATCAGCGCGGACCAATCCTCCATCTTTGTCGAATCACCGCAGCGAACGCGGTGAGGGCCACACACCCACTGGTCGCCCATCTTCGAGAAGGCCACCTCCGGCACGTCCGGCACCTCGTCCGGATCCTTGTCGTTGAGCAAGTCGGGGTCCAGAATGTCCGTGAGCTGGTCCCCGAAGCCCAACAGCTCCAGGTCAAAGCCTTCCAGCTTGAGGTCGGCCAGCTCCAGCTTCAGGAGATCCATATCCCAGCCTGCGTTCATTGCCAGCTGGTTGTCACTCAAAATATAGGCCTTGCGCTTGGTGTCGCTCCAGCCAGAGCAATCCACCACGGGCACGGTACCGGCAGGGATGGCCTCGCCACTCGGCAGGGTGATGGTCTTGCCAGCGGCATACAGCTGCTGGGCACCCAGAACGCGGCCGTGGCCAGCCACGATGCCTTTCTCGTCAGCCAGGACGGCATTGGTGAACCCAAATTCAGCGATGGAGGCTGCGATTTGTGCCACTTGCGCGGTGCTATGGGTCCGAGCGTTGCGGGCATACGGAATGAGGGAATCGACCGGCGCAAACCGAGACTTCAGACCGGCAGGCATTGTGGGGGCTTCTGTTTTCATGGGTTTTCAGTGGGTTACCGCTGGCTTTTCCAGCATGGCCACAAGCTCGGGCACGTTGGTCGCCACCAGCTTGTAGTTCGAGTCGACGCAGGCGACAAACACACCCTCGGGCGCTTGCATGTTGACGTGGCGCAGGACCGACATCACCTCGTCAAGGCTGGCCTCGGGCGGGCACTGCAGCAGAAGCACCTGGCCGGGCGTCGGGGCCAGCTTGGCCAGGGATGCGTCAACAAAATCGGGGCTCACAGCACCAGCATCTTCGAGCGTTTGAACTTCACACCGTAGGAGGCGGCGATGAACACCACCTCACCAGTGCGCGGATTGCGGCCAGGGCGCGCGGGGCGAGCCACCTTGGTCAGCTTGCCGATGCCCTTCAGGTTGACTTCTCCCACGGTGCGCAGCTCTTCGGCGATGACCACCATGGCGCCATTGATGGCATCGTTGACCACGTTGATGGCCAAGTCGGTCTGTTTTGCGGTCGCGCGGACCAATTCAGTGTGAGTCAAAGGTTTCTCCAGTTGGTTGCCGAGGCCGTCGGCGCGGTTATTCATGCTCATCCAGAAGTTCATGGGCAACCTTGCGGTACTTCAGCGGCTGCACCGCGGGCTGCGGGCGCGGGACCACGGCCACCTTGCGGCGAATCATGTAGTTCAACTCGTTGGCCCAGCCAGGCTGGACAGCGCAGCGCAACAAAGCGTCGTGCTTGCCCACGTGAGCGCCACAGACACAGATGGTCTCGACCTTGCCGTGCGTGCTGGAGCCGCAGGTGGCGCACCAGTAGTAATCGCTGCCCGGCACCCGGAGCAGCTGCGACTCGCAATGGCGGCAGACGTGGCCCGTCTCAAACTGCTTGGACGCCTCGATAGCCTGGTCACGTGGCACCTCTTGACCCGATAGCCATGTTGCGATTAACCGCTGGACCACACCCTGGAGTTTTCGCATAAATCGTCTTTCCATCTTCAAAAATGCTGATTTGGTTCGACCAGGCCGACCGGCGCAAGTCCAAAACCAGATCCGTCAACCCCCACGACTTCTGTGCCACCAGCCGCGCCTCGACCGCACAGGAAGCCTCAATCAAGTACCTGCGGCAAGACGCCACGTGAACAAACAAGAACCGGCCCAGCGGCCTGTATTCACGCGGCACGCCACCCTTGGCGTTCTTGCCCAAGCGCCACTCGCGCTCGCGGTTGTAGCAACTCATGCACAACCGACCCATCACCATCCGACCCTCGCCAGACCCGCAGCGGACACACAGCGCCTTGTGCTGAAAAGGTGTCCCCACCTCCAGGCCCGCGTTCTTGGCGCCGATCTGGCAAGACACACAGTGCGGCAGCCGGTACCGCCAATCCTTCGTCTGGGCGGCTTTGTACTGGTTGGCACAGCTCACCTCCGACAGCGTCAGCTTCCCCGGAATGCTTGGGCACTGAAAGATTTCCATGTCCGCTCCTTGAAATGATGCTGTCACGACCAGAGGTCAGGAAACCTTTTGTGGCTCAAGGGCTTTGCACCGAATGGCCATCACATCAACCCCGCCCAATGGCCGGAATACTCACGCCAGCGGGTGCCCGCCTTGATGCCACTGATCAGCGTCCGATGAACGCCGTACCGCTCAGCCAGCACCGGTCCGCTCTCGGTGCTCACGCGAATGGCCCGGGCATCGTCCAGCGTCAGCTTGGAGTGTTTGCGCTGGGCTGCGGCAATCTTGGCGCGACGGGAGTGCGTGCTGAGAGCGCCACGGTCACCGGCCGCCTTGGCAACGGCCTGAGTGGTGGACTTTTCCAGGTGGGCAGGGTGAATGCACGACTTCTCGCCACAGGTGGTCACAATGGGAACGCGGGGCTCCAGCGCGCCGCCGTTCAGCTCAAACATCTTCCGGCGCACCAACGTGCATGGCTTATCAAACGGCTTGTAGATCGGGTACCCCTGGTCGGAAGTAGCACCGGTCCACAGAAAGCAGTCGGCGAACTCTTCCGTTTTCTCTATCAGCTTCATCATTTCCAGCGTCTGGGTGATCAGCACGCGCGTCAGGATCCGCTTTGCTTTTGGCTTTTTGATCACAGCACCACCATCGTTTCGCTGTTCCCGGTGCGAATCCGGTCAGCGGTTTTCTTGACCAAGGCCTCGTACTCAGACCGGGCCACCGACAAAATCTGCAGCCGGTGATACTCAACCAGTTCCCGAATGGCGATGATTCCTGCACCAGACAACCCAAAGACCCGGCTGGTTTCATACCGCAAGGCTGCATCTTTAAGCGCATCGTCCGCTTGTTTGCACCAGGGCAACACCTCTGGCCCCAGGCCGAACAGGCCTGCCGTCTCACACGTATTAACCAGATCCACCAACTGACGAAAGTCCGCCAGCGTGCCGTGGCCGTGCGTCATGGCCTCAAGCGCACTCAGGATGCGCATGGTCAATGCGTCCAGCGTCTCCTTGTTGGTGACACAGGCCCCAGCGATGGCGTGCGCCACCGGGTCAAAACCTGGGCTGGTGTTCCAGTGCTTGCGAATACATTTTTTACGAGACATATCAAACCCTTCAAATAATTCTTGTTGGCCTTCATCAACCCAAACAGACCGTCGACGTTCGACAAAAGCGGCGGTTGGAGCGCGCTGATGCGCAGGCGCACCCACCGGCACCAAGTCCATGATCTGGGCGCACGTTGGGCCGAATGGCAAGCTGCCCGACCACGCGGCTGCCGCTTGGATGGGACGGTTGCACCTGGCGCACTTCATGCATTCATGGCCTCGATGGTCATGGCCAGCAAATCCATCTCATCGAGCTTGCGGGCCTTGAGCAACCGACGATCGCCGTGGATTCCCTGTGAACCGGTGTGGCAAGTTGGGCAAAGCGGTACCGCCAGCCAGTTCTGCGCGCGCTGGGCCATGCCCTGCCCTTCGCGGACGTGGTGGATGTGGACACCTTCAGCACCGCACACCATGCATGGCAAAGAAGCCACGCGGTCGAGGTAGCGTTTCTCGGACTTGGTCATGGCCGGTTGAACTCCGCGTGCCAGGACGCAATGCACTCATACCGCTGCGCATCCTCCAGGTGAGGCCAAAGGGCAGCCTGTGCGTAATCGGTCCACAGAAAATCATTCACCGCTCTGTGCCATTCGATAAATTGCTGCTCGTCCATGTTGGTCCAGTTGATCGACTTCGGGATCGCCACAAACACCCCATCGCGCCCGGGGAACAGGTCAACATGGCCCGCCCCAACCTTCAAGAAGTCGATCAGCCGCTCAAAGTCGTCAAACCGCTCCTGGCGCTCAAACAGGCCGGTCAGCTTGGCAAAAGTAAACCGATGGTGCTGCGGGCTGCGCGGCATCCGCCAACTGAACTGCAGCGTCTCGCCTATCTCCAGCTCGGCAACGATCTTGCGGAACTTTTGCCACGCGCGGCGGCCCTTTTCGCCAAACCCGGCAAGCTGGCCAGCCTCATCTTTGAAAATCACAAGATCAGGCATTCATCACCGCCAGATTCCCGTCCGTCAACTTCGGTCCACGCCGATAGATGTAGCCGTGTTCATCGCCGACATTCCGAGTCAACAACTTGGCTTGCAGGTACAAAGACAACTCAGAATGAACCGAGCAGCGCGGCACACCCCACTTGATGCTGATGGCGTCCAAGTCCAGAAACTCGTCCGGGTTGCGAAGCAAAAAGTCACAGACCTTGGTCGCCAAGCTGGCGTCGGTCAGGCCGGATGCGACCGGCACGTCGATGTGCATCATTTGCCACCCCGCAACCGAAGCTCAAGCACGGCCAAGGTGTTCCAGGCTTCGTGCGCGGCGTGCAGCAGGCCAGAGTCAGGGTCCAGATCCTCATGGCGGCTTGTCAAAAGGTGCCGCCACTTCGCATCGGAGTAGCGCTCTTGGCCGTTGGGCACATGCTGCCAGCCACCCCGGCTGTATTTTTTGGCCCCAAAATCGCCGACGGCGGCCACCGCCTGCAGCGCCAGAGAGAAGTCCAACAGCACACCCGCCATGGGCTTGTTGGCGTCCAACTTGGCTCCCGGCTGGTGCGGATCAAAACCGTTCGGGTCGGCCTCTGGTTTATGGCCGTTTTGGCCTCTAGCCCTCGCCAGCCGTGCGTCAGCAGCTACTGAATTGATAGTCATGCCGCCTCCATCACGGCCTCAACGAAGCTTTGCGCTTGGATCGCGTTGACCGCGTTACCGTAGGCGCGCAGCTTGACCACTCGGGCGGCAACCCCATGAGCCAGCGGGAATGTTCCGGGTTCAACTGCCCGCCACTTGTCATCCCGGCATCCGAGCCAGTCAGCAGCTCGCCAGTAACCGTTAGTCGGGCCGGGCCGCAGATCGTGGAAAAGTCCTGTAGTCGCTGCTGAACTTTCGACCCATCCGAGCGTGTCATCGACATGGCAGATTCCGGGTTGCCCGTCCGGTCGTTGCTGCATGAGGGTGTCGGCCAGCCAGCCAGCGCTGCCGCATTCGGAAGCTGTACCTGGCCGCCGTCTTTTCTGATGGTTGATGCCATCCAGTGATCCATTGCCATCGGCGTTGGCCAGCCCGACAGTTGAACCTGATGCGCTAGACATGTCGCCACAGCCCCGCAGTTCGCATCCAACTTCCTGGCTATCGCTTGCTCTGGTGTTCCACCCGGCGTGTTCGCCGTTGGCGTCCCCCAACCAGCCAGATGCACCGCCACATCCGCCAGTCCAATCTGCGGGTCGGTCGGCTTGCGGTTGCCCATGATCGGAGGGTTGGGCTTGGCGTCCACGATGGTGCTGCTGGGCGTCGGCCACCCAGTACAGTCGTTGGCGGATGTGCGGCGCACCGAAGCCCGCAGCGCAGGTATCAACCGCCCCTGCGGCGTAGCCCTGTGCTTCCAGATCAGAGAGTACAAGGTCGATCCAAGCGAGGCCGTCTTTGCTTGCAACCTGTTCGCCAAAAACTGTGTCAGGCTTGCACTGCTCGATGAGGTGGTTGAAGGCTGGCCACAGGTGCCGCTCGTCAGCAAACCCAGCGCCTTTGCCTGCCGCGCTGAAAGGTTGGCAGGGGCAAGAGCCAGTCCATACAGGTCGGTCGTCTGACCAACCGGCAGAACGCAGGGCGTGTGACCAAACTGCAATGCCTGCAAACCAGTGGCATTGGATAAAGTTTCTGACATCGCCTGGGCACACATCTTCGATTGATCGTTCATCTACCTCTCCTGGGGCCACAAGGCCCGCCTTGATTAAGTTGCGAATCCATTCCGCAGCGTGCGGGTCAATTTCATTGTAGTAAGCCCATTTGTTAGTTAAAATATTCATTTTTAATAAATGGTATTACGCATATGTATAAAAAGGTTTGCAGCCACTGCTCGTCTGAGTACGAGACAAAACACTCAAAAAGCATTTACTGCTCACAGAAATGTGGCGCAGCTTATCGGTGGGCCGCGTCTGAAAAAGACACATCAAAACCAAGGGAATGCTTGGAGTGCAAAAAGCAATTTTTTGCAAAACCAGATGCAAACCAGCAAAGACTTTGCTCAGATGAATGCAGAAGAATGAGGAACAGCAGAAAGGTTCGTGAGTTTCATTCTGCGAATCCAGACCGTGAAAATTGGTACAGGGCTCGGACGAAAGAAAAGCAACTTCCCGACTCAAATCAGATTCGCTTTTTTCGCACAAATCCACTTGCTCCAAGATGTTGCGAGTCATGCGGGGAGACCCGTGTTTTGGAAATTGCACATCGCCCAGAGCACGAAAGGAATGGAAAAGGCAGAAGCATCTCAAACTGCAAATGGCCTGAAATGGTTTGGGTTCTGTGCCCAACATGCCACAGACTTCTTGATCGGATGAACTACCCACCATCTGATCTTGGTTTGAAGTAGCAAAGAAGTGCGCTCTGTCATATCCAGCAAGCTCATTTGGTAAGACATCTTCAATACTCCGTTCGTCAACATAGCCAGGCGCAATGTGCCCGGCTTCAATCAGGTTGCGTAGCCATTGGGCGGCGGCTGGGTCAATCTCGTTGTAGTAAGCCAGCGGCCCCTTGGCGGCTTTGAAAGTCACAGCAACCCTCCCTGCGCCTGCTGCGCGGCCAGCTTGTCGGCTTTGCTGGCGGATTTCAGACGGGCAGCCTTCTCGCGCGCCTCGCGCTGCAGGACATCGCCACGCACCAGGGGGTCATCGACTGTCGGGCCTGAAACAAAATACTGTCTGCCGTGAACGGTGACGCTGCCGTAAAAGCGGGCAAGGGATAACTGAGAATTGAACCAGCCATAGATGCGCTCGGGCGGTTCCTCGGGCTTGATCAGCCGGTCGATGGCGGCCAGGTCTTCTGGGGTTGCGGTGCTCATGACAACGGCCCCACAACAACATCGACCCGTGGGGATTCACCGTAAACCTTTGAACACGCACCCATGGCGGCCACCTGGCAGTCATCTACCCAGACGACGCCGTTCATGCCATCGCACAGCGCCTTGACCAGATTGTCAAAGTCAGGCCGCTTGGTGACGTATTCAGGCTCCTGCAGGTTGGCTGCCTTGCGCTTTTTTGACCACGATGCTGGCACCTGGAACACCGCCTGCACTGTCAAGGACACCGGCCCCGTCAGCGGTGCCTGCGCGCCCATGGCTTGACTGGCGAACAGTGCTACCTTGGATTCGTAGTTGAGCGTCTTTGTCGGCGTGTACATGCGAGCATGGCCACCAATCGTGGTGACTTTGGCTCTGCCTTTTGCTACAGGCTCCCCCGGGATGGAAAACTGGATCATTGCTCCCCCGCAATCAGCGCACCCACCGCCACCAAGGCGATGCCAACCAAGTCAACGACGACGGACGCCCCAACAAACACCAGGGCCAGCAACACAAAGGGTGCGGCAAGGATTTGGCGAGCGGCCTTCATCGACGCCCCCCATTCGCAGCAGCCTGCCAAGCATCCCGGCACGGGGCTGAACACCAGCGGACACCGTCACCGGTAATTTCGTCGCACCAAAGACACCGACCCGTGGCCACAATCGCCGGGCGCGCCATGCGGGCAACACGGATGGCGTTGGCCAGGCCAATCTCTTCCTTCTCCTGTGCTGAATCAATCTCATCCATTTTTCTGGTCCTGTTTTTGTTTCTCGATGGCTTCGCTTAGGCCCCGGCCGATGTTCCACTCGGGCAGCAGGCTGCGGTAAAACTCGGCAGCGGCACTGGCGTACTCGGGCTGCGGGGTGGTTTTGTCGGTACCGTTTTTCATGGTCAAAAGGTGGGTGATCAGTTCGTCGCGGGTGAACATGCGCGCCCGGCGCGCTCATCAAGACGCGGCTTCCAGTTGGTTGCCATGCTGTAGCAGGCGTCTGCCGTGCCCACCATCAGGACGATGGAGTCATGCGGCTGGTCGTTGATGAAGCATTCCTGGTTCTTCGCCAGGAGATCGGGCACCGACCGGACGCGCAACACGTTGTCCGACTGGCTCCACTCAAGCGCGTGCTGGCTCATAGACTGTTACCCTTTGACGACATTGAAGATTTGGATGGCGCAGGGCCAGACCAACCGGCGAACTTGGTCTGCTCGCCCAGGTAGTGCAGGTTGATCACGCCGCACCGGCCATTGCGGTTTTTCGCAATCGAGCACTTGGCGTAGTGGGTCCAATCGCCACCCAGCTCCGGCTTGGCCTGGATCGGGCGATGCACGAACACCACCACGTCGGCGTCCTGCTCGATGGCGCCGGAATCACGCAGATCACTGAGCTGCGGTGTGGCGTCGATGCGTTCCTCGACTTTGCGATTGACCTGGGCCAGACAGAGCACGGCCATGTCCAGCTCTTTGCCCAGCGTCTTCAGGCCGCGGCTGATTTCCTCCAGCTGGTACGCCCGCTGCTGCTTGGCGTCCAGGCCGGACATCAGGCCGATGTAATCCACGATCAGCACGTTCAAACCGTGCAGCCGCTTGATGGCGCGCGCCTTGCTGCGCACTTGGTTGATGTTCAGGCCACCCTGGTCGGTAACGAAGAAGTTCAGCCGCTTGGACCGCTCCACGCCCTCCACCACCCGGTCCCACTGCAGGCCACGGTTCGGCCGCTTGACATGCGACAAGCTGACGTTGCCCACCATGGCGGTCATGCGGTCACGCACCTCGGTGTGAGGCATTTCCATCGACAGCATCGCCACCGAGTAGTGCTCCGACATGGCCAAGCCAATGGTCATCGCCAGCGCGGTCTTGCCCATGGATGGTCGGGCACCGATGATCACCAGTTCACCCGGGCGAAAGCCACCCTCCAGCAAGTCGTCCAGGTCGGTCAGGCCGGTGGCCCAGGCCCTGACCTTGCCGTCGGCCCGGTCCTCCAGCACCTGGGTGTGGCTGCTCATGCCCTGGTAGGCGCTGACCCATTCGTCCCGCGGCGCGTCATCGATCAGCTTCACCAGCTGGCCCTGCGCGGCCTCCACGCGGTCCTCGATGGTGCGGTTATGGTCCTGCGCCAGTTCGGTGATTTCGGCACTGACCGACAGCAGCGCCCGGCTTTTGAACCGTTCAATCACCACGTCGGCATAGCGCCGGATGTTGGCCGCGCTGGGCACGTACTGCGCCAAGGCGTTCAGCTCGGACAACTCGACCCGGCCCTCCAGCGCCATCGCCACGGTGACCACATCGCACTGGTGACCGCGGCCGATCTGGGCTGAGATTTCGGCGAAGATTTCGCGGTTCAACGAGGTGAAAAAGTGCTCGGCCTTCAGGCGGTCGCTGATGCGGTCGAAAGCGCCGTTGTCCAGCAGCAAGCCGCCGATCAGGCCGTTTTCAGCGTCGATGCTGGCGACGGCTTCGGTGAAATATTTGGTTTCTGTGGGGGCGTTCATGATGCGTCCGTTTTGTTTTCGTACTTGCCGGACAAGACTTTTTCAAAGTTCGACTGGTTGACCAGCCACCCAAGGTCACAGGTGAACTTGCCGTTTTTGCCGGTCAAGAAATCGGACTTGGCGACGTACTCGAAAAAACGCGTAAACCAAGCTACACCATCGTCTTTCGACAACGCCATGCGCTGGCCAGCACGCTTGCCAGATTCGTATTTCTCGGTCAAGACCCAGCGCCACCGGGAACGCAGTGCTGGTGCGTTCTTGCCAGCCCTCCACAAACTTTTTCTCGGCTGAGCCATCGCTGGCAGGCATTGGGCAAAAAGATCGATGAGGTCTTCGTGAGGGCAGTCGGGGATTTCCGATCCCGACGAAGGAGCTTTAGCTCCTTGGTATTCTTCTAAGCTATGAGGAGTTAAACCAGGGATATCCGAATTGGTTTCATCTTGGAAACCCACTGGGTTATTGTTTTCAAACTCAATCGGTTCCTTTCTTGGTCGTCCGCCCTTCGTTCCATTTAACCTAGCAGCTTCCAAAGAAGGTGATGCCAGGTTCAATTCAATGGAAGCCCGTGGGTTATGGCGCAGGCCGCTGTCACCAACCGGAAAGTACAGATCTGCCACAACACGCACGGCAGACTGCTCGTCCTTGGTCATAGCCCGGCAAATGCGAAACAGCTCGCTCACATCAGCCGGTAACGGTGATTCAGTTGAATAGACCTCATCCAAAAGCAGCGTGTAAGCACCGTGCTGGGCCAGCGTCAACCGCGCCGTTTTTTTGGCGTAGTCAGACATGAAGCGCTTGTAGAAATTCATGCAAATGCCTACAGGCGACTCGCGGCAGTTGAGTCATCCACGGGCCACGGCTCACAGACGCCCGCCAGGCTTTCGTGGTCATCAATCTGATCTGCAAGCCGAATCAGCTCAGCAGCAATTACGCGCGCTCTTGCGGCTGAAAACGTCACTATCGCAACACTTGTGGCTTCGCAGTTCAGGCACTCCTCGTCGGGCTGAGAAACGGCGATGAAACTGTCTTCGGTAAGAAAGACATCAGTCATGGATTCTTTTGGTAGCAGCATGATCACCCCTTCACCACCCGATAGAACACAGTGGCAGGCAGCGGGTGAGTCTGCTTTTCCCTTCGGGGAGCAAACCCGTTGGTAGCCATGTGAAAACCTTTAGCACCACCTGAAATCCAGCAAACCCATACGGCAAAACACGTATCCATCAAGTAACCCCCTTGTCGCGCTGCACTTGACCTTGATCAAACATCACGGCGCGACGATCATTGGCAACATGCTCAGTAAACGTCTTCCCCGTAAACACCAGGAACAAGCCTTCCCGAAGAATTTCGGAAGGCAAGCACTTGGCTTGTTTTGCCAAGAAGGCAATGTGCTCATCAAGCTCCTCTGTGACCATCGTCCTGGCCTCATGGGTCAACTTGCCGGTGTGAAAAGAGGTCATGGTTTTTGTTTGGGTTTAGACGCTTTGTTCAGCCGACAACATCGGCTGGAAAAAACGCCCGTGGTTAGCGGGCAAAAGCGGCCCCAGGCCGCCAGGGAGGAAATCGGGTCAGTGGGTGGTAGTGGTGAGGCTGGAGTCCCCCGTGTAGCGTTTGGCAACCCAGGCGATGCCTTCGGGTGTGAAGCGGGTCTGGTGGAAGGCATGCCCGTTGGCCTCGCCCGCCTTGACGGTGAACCGGCCAGCGTGCTGATGCGCGGCCACGGGAAGCCAGTTGCTGCCCTGTTTGAAGATGATCTTGTCGGCGGCCAGGTCGGCAATGAAGTCGCGCTCCTTGACGCCCAGAATCTTTGCCACCTCGCGGAAGCCCTTGGCGGACTTGGCCTCGACAAAGCGGTCAACGAACTCGACGGCGGGCTGCTGCTGCGCAACGACGTGGGTCAGAGCCAGCACCTCGGCCTCGGCTTTCAGGCGGCCCTCCTCGGATTCCATGGCCAGCTTGAGGATGTCCATCTTGGACAGTTCGACCTGTGGCGCCTGAAACTTTCCCGTTTTACGAATGGCTGGGAGCACATCCTTCGTCACCCAGCGCTTGAACCGCTTTGCAGCATCCAGCGTGCTGCCGAACGTGAGGGCATAAAGGCCGGACTCGTTGATGTGAGTTGTGGCCTGAATTCCACCAGCGGTAAGGGTGTCGCGTTTCACGACATCCTCTTGATCGACATGGCGGGCAATAGCATCGCGCGCATTGCTGAATCCAAGCACAGCGCACACCTCACTCGCACGGAACCAGAGATCGTCGTCATCCTGAATGACGGTGAGATCGTGGCCTTCAAAGACGTAGAGGTGTTCCATTTAGATAACCTCCGCAACGATGAAGTCCAAAACCGGTCGGCCACCAGGATGAGGCCAGCTCGGGTCTGGAATCCGAATCCAGTTCAAATCTGGCAACAAATCCTCGCAGGCAACAACCGCGTTGCAAGCCTTTTCAATTGCTGGGCATTTGTCGTTCGGGATTGGTCTGGTCTTTTTGATCCACTGAAACACAGCAGCCGGAAGAACACCAACCATCCTGGCCAGATTGGCCTGGGAGCCAACCCTGTCACAGGCCAGCTCGATAGGGGTTTTGTTTGTATCCATGCCGATACTGTAGCACTGCTACACGGCCAGATGTGAAGCCCTGCTTTATTTATTTATCGATAGCATCGCTATATGTCAACAGAATGGCCCACTAACGAAGAAGCGGCTGCGCTTCACAAGCGTTTTGACGACCTGAAGCTCAAAGGGGGAGGTCAGGCTGAATTTGCACGCAAGTGGAAAATTCCAGGCGGACCATCAATGGTCAGCCAGCACATAAAGGGCAGGCGGCCCATAAGCCTGGAATCAGTAGCAGCGTACGCTGCAGGGTTTGGTTGCTCGATTCACGACATAAGCCCCAGACTGGCGAGAGAAATTGAGAAGGCAGCAAACGTAGGCACGATGACGCCATCGGAACCAACACAGCCCATCTCAGCTTTTACACAGAACCCTCCTCCAGCCCCCGCCAGCATTGCCCACACAGATATCAATAACGCAGCGCTATCCCCTGATGCGTTGCGCCTGGCTCAGTGGCTTGACGAGGTGCCCGACCCCGCGCTGAAAGCACGCGCCTATGCTGAGTGCATGGGCATCATCAACCGGCGACTTGATGAAGCTGACAGAAACGCAGAGCGCGCTGCCAGTGTTGCTGCCGGTACACCGCTCGAAGAATCCCCCGATCTGCCAGTTGAGCGGCAAACCGTGAGGCGAACTGGTACTGATCGTCGCGGACGATAACCGCTGACGGCGGGGTACCAGGCGGCCATCCCGCATCACAGACAACCACATCCCCCAGAGTGACAAGCGCTTGATCCATGCGCTCCATGGTCACGGGCGCGAGCCTGCGCAGTCTGAGAGCGGTTTGATCCAGGTGATGAAACCCAACGCGCCCGATGCCACCGATATATTCGATGCGCAGCAGGCCGTCAATCATTGAGCACCGTGCCACCGATGCGCCAGAGCGTATCTCCCAGCGGGGACTTTGTTGATCAAGGGGGAATGTGTGTGTGTGTGCATTAACCATGCCAACGATTCAATCTTTTTGTTACAAATGTCACGCTAAGTTGACATTGTCTGTGCGGTGACAAACATAAGCAATCCCCCGTTAGGGGTTGTATTTTCATACAGTTAATCAGTTCTTACAAGTAGGTCCGCACCAACCGCCCGCCAAGGCGGTTTTTTTACGCCTGGATGTAGGCGTTTTCCCGATGATTGAAAATAAATATAGCAATGCTACGGTTTTTGCTCGCTTTTAGCGTGTAGCAGTGCTACAGTACATCCACACCAACAAAAACGGAGTGGGAAGTGAAAAAGCAAACCAAACAAGACATCCAAACCCTGCTGAAAGCAGGCCAGATTGCCATCACCGCCGCTGCGCGCCTTGCCAACGACGGCCAGCCCGCACCCAAGGACGTCGCAGAACTGATGGCTGCCTGGGGAACCATCGCCAAGGTCATCAACCACCCCCGCGCCGATTCTCACAAGGCATTCACCACCGCCCAGCTTGACATGCTCTCCGGGCTGATGGGAGAGGCAGCGTGAGAACCATCGACACCCGCATCCAAGGCATTCCATGCCAGATCGAATACACGGTCAAAGGCCGGTATGTCCCGGCAAAAACCAACGCCGACCCGGACTCCTGCTACGAAGCCGAGTACCCAGAAATCGAGTTTGAAGTCCTCGACCAGCGCGGCCGCCCGGCCCCATGGCTGGCTCGCAAGCTGACCGACAACGACACCCAGCGCATCGAAACACAAATCTTGGAGGCAGCATGAAAACCACCCCCTACGACACCGGCAAAGTCAAGATCGGCTGCAACTACACGCCACCCCAGCGCGTGTATGAACCCAGCCGCACCGAAATCATGCTGCAGCGCGCGCTGCTGAAAGACAAGTCGCCGGTCGACACCAGCGGCATCTGGATTGTGGTCATCACCGGCCTGCTGATGGCGCTGCCTTACATCATCCTGGCGGTGCGGTCATGACCGACGGAATTGCCCATATCAAATCCAGCCGCCCGAAAGACGGCGCTGGTATCCCAGCCGAAGCCGGAAACGTCCGGCTGATTGTGGACGAGCCGGACGAAGACATGACCGTCATGGACGCCATCGGTGTCCTGGCGATTTTGGCAACCAGCGCCACCGGGATGCTTTACGGGCTGGTTCAGCTGGCCGACAAGTTTTTTCCCAACATTTTCAACTGAAGGAGAGGCAAATGAGTGAAGTTTTAGAGGAATTGGCGATCATGGCAGCAAGCCTGGAAATCGCCGAGTACAGCCCGGTGGAAGCCGGTCTGGCCGATCTGCGCAGCAGGCTGGCCAACGTCACCTATGACCTGACCACGGTCAAAGGCATGGCGGTGGCAAAAGCCGACCGCGCCGAAGTGCGAAGCCTGCGCACCGGGCTGGAAGCCAAGCGCAAAGCGATCAAGGCCCCCGCCCTGGCGCACTGCAAGCTGATCGATGCCGAGGCAAGCAGGATCACTGCCGAGCTTTTGAAGCTGGAAGAACCGATCGACCAGCAGATTAAGCGCAGAGAGAGCGAGCTGGAAGCCGAGCGCGCCGCCCGCGAGCTGGCCGAACGCACCCGCATCATGGCCATCACCGAGCGCATCGCCGGAATCCGCCAATACGTGGAGCTGGCCGCCTCTTGCCGGACCTCAGAACGCATGCAAGCGCTGCAAGACAAGCTGGCCGAATACAAGCTCGAAGGGTTTGAGGAATATGAAACCGACGCCGAGTTGGCATGGAAGCAAACCTGCGCCAAAGTAGAAGAACTGCTGAACGACAAACTGGCGCAGGAAGCCGAGCAAGCCCGTATCAAGCAGGAGCAGGCCGACGCCGCCGCCAAGCTGGCAGCAGAGCGCGCCGAGTTTGAAGCTGCCCAGGCAGCCGCCAAGCTGAAAGCCGAGCAGGACGCTGCAGCCGCCAAAGCTGAAGCCGACCGGCTGGCTGCAGAGCAAGCTGCCCAGGCTGCCAGGCGCCTGGCAGACATTGCCGCCGAGGTCGAAGCCCAAGCTGCCGCGCGCAAAGCTGCCCAGGCCGAACTGGACCGCCAGCGTGCAGAGCTGGAAACCGCCTCCGCAGTAGCCCTGGCTGCAGCCGAGTCCCAGCGCGCCGCCCTGGCTGCAGAGCGGGCAGAGTTTGAAGCGCAGCAGGCAGCTGCCAAGCAAGCTGCAGAGCAGGCTGAAGCCGACCGCATTGAAGCCCTGCGCGAAACAGAAGCGCCGGTTGTCAAAGTGGTTCAAGAGCTTGACGAGTTGCCCCTGCCTATCAGCCTTCTGGAGCCCGCCGCAACCGACGACGCCCGCGAAGAAACAGCCATGTGGAAAGCCATCACCAACGCCGAGCCATCTGATGCGGACCTTATGTGGCTGTGCATCAGTGCAGTTGCCAAAGAGTACAGCTGGACCACCGAACAAGCCACGACCCGCCTCGCAGCGGTGAACTGGAACCTTTAACCACCAACCCCGAGAAAACTATGAACGCACCAACAGAAATCAGCAACGTGGTCGCCATGCCACCCCAAAACGCCATGGTCCGCGTCGGCGGAGCCGCCATGATGCTTGACAACGGAACCATGGACAAGATGATGCGAGTCGCGGAAATCATGGCGACATCCAAGGTCACCATCCCTCTCCACCTCCAGAAAAGCCCGGGCGACTGCCTCGCGGTGGTCATGCAAGCAACGACCTGGGGCATGAACCCATTCTCGGTCGCGCAGAAAACCTACCAGATCGGCGGTCGCCTGGGGTACGAATCCCAACTGGTGTCGGCGGTCATCAACAACAGCGGGGCTGTCAAAGACCGCTTTCACTTCGAGTGGTTCGGACCATGGGAAAAGATCATCGGCAAGTTCAAGACCGTCGAATCCAAGACCAAGAAGGATGACAACGGAAACGCCAAGAAGTACATCGTGCCGGATTGGGACACCAAGGACGAAGCCGGGCTCGGGATCAAGGTGTGGGCCACCATCAAAGGTGAAACAGAACCCCGCGTCCTGACCTTGCTGATGACCCAGGCGCGCACGCGCAACAGCACACTGTGGACGGAAGATCCAAAGCAACAGATCGCCTACCTCGCGCAAAGCCGCTGGTCCAGGCTGTACACACCAGACGTGATCCTTGGGGTGTACACGCCAGATGAACTGGAAGAACTTGCACCACCGCGCGACATGGGTCCGGTGCAGGTTGTCCCAACAGCAGAACAAGGCGCCAGCGACGAACTGGTAACCGCCGCCCGCGCCGCCGCCGCGCAGGGTAAGGCAGCGTTTGCCAAGTTCTGGAACAGCACGCCGAAAGACATCCGGCCACAGCTGCGCCACATCCGCGCCGAGTTGGACCAGACCGCTGCTGATTTTGACGCTGCGCGCACGGTCGAAACAGCACCATCCAAACCTGCCGCCGCGCAACCAGCCACCGCCCAGCCAGCACGCAAGACGCTGGAAGAAGTGATGGCCATGCTGGTGGCAGCCAAGAACCTGGACGCCCTGGCGGTAGCCGGTGACTGGATCGGCGACCTGGACGACCCGGAAGAACGCCGGGTTTGCCAGGCGAAGTTTGAAGAACAGAAGTTTGTCCTCGAAATGGAATAACCCATGAAAGTCACCTTCAACACAGCGCCGCAAGGCAGTGATGACTGGCTGGCCGCCCGCAAGGGCAGGGTCACCGGATCCAAGTTCAAGTACGCCCGCGACCGGATGAAGAATGGCAGCCCGACCGGAAAGTGCATCTTGTACGCCCAAGACGTGGCCCGAGAGCGCCTGGGTGGGTCAGCCGCCCCGGTGTTTGTCAATGCCGCCATGCGCAAAGGCACCGAGCAGGAGCCCGAGGCCAAGTTTGCCTACGAAACCATGACCGGCTATCTGGTCAACGAGGTGGGCTTTGCTGCCACCGACTGCGGCATGTACGGCCTGAGCCCAGACGGGCTGGTGGATGACGACGGTGTGATCGAGATCAAAACCATGGTGGGCAGCGACAACTTGTTCACTTGCGTGATTGAGGAAGATTACAGCGCCTACATGGACCAGTGCCTGGGCTACCTGCTTTTCCTTGGCCGCCAGTGGGTTGATCTGGTGATGTGGACCCCGGACCTGGAGCACACCGGCCTGGGCCTGGTCATCCACCGCATCAACCGCTGCGACCACGAAAAAGAGATCGCAGCCTTGAAGGCTGACCTCGACTCCTTCGCCGCCATGGTGCGCAAGTTCGAGCACCAGCTGCGCGCCAAAGCCGCAGCAAACATCGACACCTTCAAGCAAGCCGCCTAATTTTTAACCACCCCCCGAAAGGAAATCACCATGACCGCAACCAAACCAGAATCCGCCGCGACCGACATCGCGGACTTCTTCGCCGAGCTAGACGGCGGCAACTTCGATACCAAGCTGAGTGTCGCCCTGTCCCAAGTGGCCGCCGCCGCGATGGATAACGAAAAGACCGGCGAAGTCAGCATCAAGTTCGAGTTCAAGCGCATCCCGGGCACCGCCCAGATCCACTGCTCGCACACCCTGAAGTTCATCCGGCCGACGCTGGATGGCAAGGCAGGCGAGGAAGAAAAGCGCACCACGCCGATGCACGTCGGCAAGTACGGCAAGTTGACCTTTGCGCCGCCGAACCAATTGGAATTCATGGACAAAAAGACGGGGGAGATTTACTGATTCTGTGACAGCAGAGTGGCATGGCGCAGCGCCATAAGCTGACCTGACAGACCGGAAAGACGGTCACGATTTACCAACCCTGAAAGCAAATCATCATGTTCGACAAAGACACTCTCATCGCCTTGCAAGAATCGCAAGCCATCGTCAGCGCAGCCAGCTGCATCGCCAACTCAGCCCTGGCCAAAGACCTGGCCGCCCTGCCCAGCGACTACAAGATCAGCGACCTGGAGCCATACCTGCCCAACCGCCGCCGCGCCCGGGGCGTCATGAGCACCAACTCGCTGGACAGCTTCGCCAGCTACACCAAGGCCCATGCCGAGCCCGGCGCCTCGGTGTTTGTGGAGCAGGAAACCATGTCGGCCACCAGCGTGCTCAACCTGGGCAACCCAGCCACACCTGGCCACGCGGACAACCGCGCCAAGCTGCAACTCAAGCGCACGGCAGCCTTCAGCGCACTGGTGGGTATTGCCACCGGCACCGGGCACAAGCAAACGACCGTGGCCGAGTTTCTGGAGGATTGGCCCGACATGGTGAGCTGCTTCAACGAAGCCGGACCGATCACCAACACCAAAGCGATCGCCGCGGTGCGCAAGCTGACCATCGAGTCGATGCGCAAGCTGGAAAGATCCGAGCAAAGCCTGAGCACCACCCGGTCAGCGTTTGAGTCGGTGCAAGCCACCAGTGTGGACCCGATCCCGACGACGCTGGTATTCCGCTGCGTGCCTTACAACGACTTGGCAGAGCGCGCCATTGCCATCCGCGTGAGCATCCTGACCGGCAACGACAAGCCGACCGTCGCACTGCGCATCATCACGCCGGACACGCACAACGAGCAGATGGCCCAAGAGCTGGCCGACCTGATCACCCTGGCGTTTGAAGATAGCGAGATCGACCCCCTGCCGGTGCTGCTGGGAAGCTACAGCAAGTCGTAACCGAATCGGGGTGCCGCGCTCTGGGGGTTCCCGGGGCGTGCAAACGGCACCCCACCCAACCACACATCATCATGCGCGAAATTATCAGCAAACACCAAGCCGCCATCCTGCAAGAGCTTGAACGCACCGTCGACTCCAGGCACTCTGAACTTGTTGAAAAGATGCGCCTGCCACAGCGCACCTACGAAACGGCCATGCAGGACTTGCGCGAGCGCGATCTGGTGCTGGGCACCAAGTCTGGCAGCAAACACATCCTGCGCCTGGCCATCACGATGGCTGGCATTCGGGCGCTGCGCGATTACATCGACCACCAGGCTCGGATGGCGATCAACCCGTCCATGGCCGTGCCAGCGCGCATCAATGTGATGTCCAAAGATTACCCCGCTTGGCAGCCCAAGCCGATGACCAGCTGCCGCAATGACGGCCACAAGACCCGCCGCAGCCTGGGAGCGTTTGCATGAAAGAGCCTCTCAAAAACGGAGACATGGCCGAAGTCGTTGGTGGCCTCGGTCGCGCCAAGAGCCCCAACCTGGGCAAGATTGTCACGGTCGGTATGCGCATATTCGGCGCACATGGCGCTGACCATAGCCAGTTCGGCCCGGTCCACCGCTGCAGCGGCGATGGTGTTGTCCAGCTTGGCGACACGGGCGAATACATCATGACCGGCTGGGCGGATTTTCCAGACGCGTGGCTGCGCAAGATCGAGCCCCCGAAGCTGACCACCAGCACCACAACCGGGCAGGAGACAACAGCGTGAGCACAGCCCTATCCCGCACCCAGCGCCGCCTGGCCAGCAAGCACATGGCCAAAGTCGCCACCCAATACCCAGGCCACCTCGTCCAGATCCCAAAGGACGAGTGGCCAGCCAGCGCTAACCCAGGAAAGCAGCCCGTCGAAGTCTGGCGCAGCCGGGACTACCTTGTCCAAATTTACCTCGAACCGGCACCGTGCTCGGCCCGTCTGAGCATTCTGCGCACATCGCTCGACAGCGCTGGCGGCTGGCAGGATGACATCCCGTGGACGGTGCTGCAAAAGCTGAAAAGCGAATGCGGGCGCGGGATGCTGGATGCCGTCGAGGTGTTCCCATCTGACAAGGACGTCGTCAATGTAGCGAACATCCGCCATATTTTTGTCATGTCCGCGCCGCTGTCGTTTGCCTGGAGGAAGTGATGACCAACAAACAACTGCTCACCGAGCTGACCGCATGGAAGATGCAGATCGACCAGAGCAACGAGATGCTCGACACCCTGATCACACCGCTGATGTTGAGCCCTGAGAGCCCGCTGTACAGCACCGTCTGGGCGCTGCAGGGCGCGCTGACAAAAGCCGTGGCTAAGATCGTCGGCGATGAAAGCGAGTGGCTGGACTGGTTTTTAGCAGAGAACAACATGGGCAAGGGCGCCGGGGGAGCCTGCCCTGGAACCGGCAAACCTACCCGCAAGATTAAAGACTTGGCCGATTTGGCTTGGTTGATTGAGGAATCTAAATGAGTGCCAAACGACTGATCAACCGCAAAACCCTGCTGGAGATGATCCCGCTATCAGACCGCGCCATCTACGACCTGGAAAAGCGCGGCGACTTCCCGGCCCGCATTGCCCTCACAAGCCGAAACGTGGCCTGGGAGCTGGGCGCCATCGAATCGTGGATTGAGTCCAGGAAAACGGCCAGCGTTCACGTCCTGCGCCCAGGCCCGGCTACTCAACACGCTTGACCCAGCCGTCGATCATGTCGGCCCAATCTTGCAGCATGGCCGCGCGCTGCTCTTTGTATTCGGCCTTGTTGTAGACCGCCCGCACACCCTTCTGCTCATGGGCCAGGCACTTCTCGATCCAGTCGGTGTTGTACCCGGCTTCGTGCAGCAACGTGGACCCCGTGCGCCGCAAGTCATGGGGGCCGAACTTGGGCAGGTCGTGCCCGTCTTTTTGGGCCAGCCGGTAGGTCAAGGTCAACACTTGGTTCAAGGTGGCGCTGGACATGGGCAGGTCCGGGTCGTAACGGGACGGCAGCAAGTACTTTGATCCACCGGCAAACGTCTTGAGCGCAAAGAAAATCTCCAGCACCTGACGGGACAGGTAGACGTTGTGCGGGTTGCGCCGCTTCATGCGCTCTTTGGGGATGGTCCACACGGCATTTGAAAAACTCACCTCGTCCCATGTGGCGTCTGTCAGCTCAGACTTGCGCACCATGGTCAGCAGCAACAGCTTGGCCGCCGAGCGGATCGACGGTGACGTTCCGATGCGCTCCAGGTACTCATACATCAGCTTGATTTCAGCGGGGCTCAGCGCCCGGTCCCGTGGCTCAAACTTGGCAATCGAGTTGGGGCGAACCAGATCAGCCGGGTTCTCGACTCGCACACCCCGCTCTGCTGCCCAGCGGTACACCAACATCACCACCTCGCGCGCATGGACCGCCGTGGCTGGCGCGCCGCGCGCAACGATGGCAGTGGTCAGGCGCCGCAGATCGTCGTGGGTGATCTCGTTGAGCTTGGACTTGCCAAACGGCCCTTTAAGCTCGCGGTCAAACGTAGCCTGGCGCATGTCCCGGGTGGAGTCGGCCATGGTGTGCCCCTTGAGCCAATTCGCCGCCCACTCGCCAAACGTCTCTGCATCGCTGGCCTTGGCCTTGACCCGGGCCTTTTCTTTGGCTGGTGACCGTCCGTCGGCAATCAGCTTCTTTGCCGCTACAAGCCGCTCCCGCGCTTCATTCAGGGTGATGACTCCGTACTTGCCAATGGTCAGCGTCTCCTGGCGGCCATTGAGCGTGTAGTTGTACCGAAACGATACCCCGCCAGCAGGCGACACGGCCACATAGAGCCCGTCCCGATCCGGCACCTTGTAAATCTTGTCCTGCGGCTTGAGGTTACGCAGCTTGGTATCGGTCAGCATGGCGCCCCCAGGGAAAGGGCTGGAAATACCATGATTTCAGGGGTCAGTTTTTTAGCCATTTTCCTGTTACAGATCAACAACTTAGGCATAAAAAATACCATGCTCGTCTGAAAAACGGTGGCATGGTATCGGCTCTGGGGCATGGTATCCCCAAACACCATGCCAGCGTCAATACCATGAAAAATAATTGCTTGCCGAAAGTCGTCAATGCCAGTCAATGCGACAAGCAGACAAGAAAAAGCCCGCAATGACGCGGGCTTAGGTTCGTGGGTTGCTTTTGGGAACCCGTCAATGCTAGACGGGAAATCACTCCCACTCGATAGTGGTTAAGGCTGGTTTTGCCTTGATTTCATTGGGTTTTTTATACATGGCCTTGCCCTCTGCCATGAAAAATACCATGTTTATGTCTTGAGCGGCCTGTTTCGGTTGATTTTGGTCGTTTTTTGATGCATGGCCTGATTTGGCATTTAGGCTGCTGCGTGTTCGCCGACGCTGGTCATTTTAAAGACCGATGGCAAATTCACAAAGAGATCGGGGTGATCGTCATGCAGGCTGCGCAACAGATGGCGCAGGCTGCCGGTGCGCATGGCATGACCGAGGATTGATATGACACTTTCTTTGGCGCCAGATTTCGCAGCCCGGCTCAGGCTGTAGATGCTGTGCTTGCGCACGAACCGCGTGCGTCGCCAGGTGCGAAATCCAACAAAGTTGATGCCGCGCTTGACTTTGTGCAGGCTGTAGCGCGAAAGCTCCAGCTGCAGGGTGTCGCGTAAGAATTCAATGATGCGATTCAGCGCGTCCAAGCACCGCTCCCGGCTCCAGCCAAAAATCACACAGTCATCCACGTAGCGGCAATACAACCTGGCGCCCAGCTCGCGCTTGATGAAGTGGTCAAGCTGATTCATGTAGATCAACGCATAGGTCTGGCTGAGCAGGTTGCCAATCGGGATGCCGACCGGCTGGCCGTAATCTGCAAATTGCATCATCACATCGACAAATCGCTGGTCTTTGATCTGACGCACAATTTGCGTGCGCAATACGGCCCGGCTGATGCTGTAGAAAAACTTGCGAATGTCGAGTTGCAGGATGTAGCTATCGGGGGCGCAGCGGCGCAATGCCTGTTGGGCGTAATCGGCAGCGGCATGGGTGCCCTTGCCTTTGCGACAAGCGAAAGACTGGTCGATAAAAGTCCGATTGAAGATGGGGTACACCAGCCGGTAAATGGCGTGCTGCACCACCAGATCACGGAACGCGGGCGCAAAGATGGTTCGAGGCTTGGGCTCGAACACCTGGAATTCATGATAGGGCTGCGGGGCGTAGGTGCCGCTGTGCAGCTCTTTGTGCAATGCATCCAAGTTGCTAGCCAGATGCCGGGAAAACTCGAAGGTGGCGCGCTTGGCGCGTTTGCCTGCGCTGGCATCAACCCATGCCTGGTAGAGAGATTCCCTGGTGAAGGCTATGTCAAACAAAAAACCGATTCGTTTCAAAGGATGACCCCCAGACGGTCGAGCACAGCATGGTGCCTACTGGAAAAGGGGCGTCCGGCAGATTTCGCAAAAGCTCTCGCTAAATGCAGGAAAGCGCCTCCCTTTGTTCCACCGTTTCTTTTCAGAATTCGAGGTCCAGAGTCGGGGCGAGCGCCAATGTTGTTGTTGGAATTCGTCCGGGTGTTGTTGCAATTGAGAGCGAACACCCCAGAGGTAGCCGCGTTGTTCCAATCACCGCCACGGATCGGCAGAGCCTGTAACATATTAAGACGCATCCCTTTTGTTCCCCGCAGTCGGGGTAATGGGTGCTGGGTTCTCATCCCGAATCCAGCCGCCAATCAAGCGCCCAATCTCATCGATCATGCGACTGAGCGTTTCATAGCGATCTTCTGGCGACTTTTGATGTGCCGCACTGAGCGTGCCGTCTTTGTAAGCGAAATAGCCCAACTCGAAGGCCAGCCGGACAAACATGCGCAACTGCTCGTGGCTGATGTCCAGATTTGTCAGACTGGTTTTCTTGTGATATCGCTTTTGGGACTCAACAATGAAGCCATACACCTCGTAAGCCTTGGTCCGGATTTGCAAGCAAATGCCGTACTTTTCATGGCGCGGGAAGTGATTCAGATACAGGTTCATTTGACGAGCAAAATCAACGAACTTTGTGTCCAGCTTGGCTTCAGCGTGCGTGCCCATCGCTATCGCTCAGGCACTCAGAGAACAAAGGCGGGGCGAGCGCCAAGGTTGCTGAGGGAATCCGTCCGGGCGTTGTAGCAAGCGAGAGCGAACACCCCAGAGGCAGCCGCGATGTTCCACTCACCGCCACGGAACGGCAGAGCCTCAATGGACGTGTCGATCCAGAAGCCGTCGCCATTGGCAGCAGGCACGGCAATCGTCCCACCCAACAATGCGGCCACCGGGAACAAGCCATATGCCTTGAGCAGGGCCAGGGCTGTTGCACCAACAGGTGTGGTTCCTGGATTTGTCATCGCCTCAAACGATGAGCCAGATGCACACACCAATGTGTAGGCAGCTGTGCCAGAAACTGCATATTTCACCGTATTGGCAGAACCAGGAGCGACCAGCGCGCCGGTCGCACCATCGATGGCCTTCCATGCGGCCGAGCTGACGCCAAAGTCGGTGGCGTTCAAGGCCGCGTCGTTGTTGGCGATGATCTGAATTTCACCCAAATTGACGCGCATACCAGGCGTCCACTCCCAGGTGTTGCCGCAAAGATCGGCCATGCCGCTGTTGGAGTTGTCGTGGTTCCAGCTATTGGGGCCGGAGCCAGTCAAGATGCGGGGCGTTCCTGATGTGTTTCCAGGGGCCAGACCATCAATACGGCGGCCGGTTTCCCATGCGGCATCCGATGATTTGCCGTAGTTGGTGCTGCCGCGTGGCTGGAAACTATTGGCACGGCACCAAAGCGCCATGGCTGCGAATTCGACGTTGCTCATGACGTGGAAGCCTGCGCCACAGTCGCGCGCACGGGTCACGGCTGTGTCGTGGTTGATTGACGTGGAGCAGTCAACGCCAGGCAAACTCAAAAGCTCGTTGTTTTTAACGATGCCAGTGTAAGAGCCCAAAAACAGCTCCGATTTTTCAACGCCATTGACGATAAAGGCCGGGTGAACGCCAGCAGGCAGGCCTGCATCAACGTCTTGCCCGTTGAATTTCGGGATGATGTTCATGTAGGTGGGCTGGCCACTGGCGGTGTAGAGCACCGTCTGCTTGCTGCCAGATGCCGCTTCGACAGAAGCACGCAGGTCGTCTTTGATAAAAATAGTAGGCATGTTTTTTTCTCCGAAAATGGGTTATGCGGTGGGCCAGAGGGTGACTTGCACGGCATTGGGGTCAAGTGCGATCAGCTCCTGGATGGAGGTCGGGTTGCCATTGGCGTCATCCGGCCCAGCTACTGCGGCGTAGCGTTTGGGCGGAATGGCGATGTGCGCCAGGTAAGCGCCGGACCCGCCCTCTTGCGCACCATTGGCGCCGGTGCGGATTTCGACAACAACAGACGAGTCGAGCTGACGATCGGCGCAGTCCACGGCAATACCGGCAACAATGACGACAGCACCAGAAAAGGCAAAGTCAGCCACGGGCTGGCCGGGTTGTTTCAAGACGATTTGAGGCATGGAATAAGCTCCTGGGTTAATAAGTAGATGGAGAGGCGGCGTGCAGGCGGTCAATCCAGCCGCTTGACAGGGGTTGTTCGACAGGCAAGCTCAAGGCGGACAGGCGCCAGCGCACTACCACGTTGTCAGCGGCACTGGCAAGCTGCATGGTGAAGCCGTTTGAGGCACGACTTGCTACGTCAATGGCTGTGCGGCGGCACGGCGCGCCGTCAGATGACACCACATCGAAGTCGAGGCGGTAGCTGTTGTCTGACAAAGCATTGATGGCGCAATACGTTTGCACCGGAGAGTCAAGCTGGGTTGGGTAATTGGCCTCAACACGGGCATCGCTGGTGACCGTGACGCCAACCAGGCCAGCGTCGGTATTGCCAGCAGGGACCGTGATGGTGCAGGCTTTGATGCCATTGGATGGGACAGCATCGCCCAATGCTGTGATGTAGAACTTGATGATGCTGCTGCCATCGAGGAACAAATACCCGTAGCAGACCGCCGATGACGCGCCGCCAACCGGCACAGACAAGCTGTTTTGGGCGTCGACGTTGTAGGCGCGCCCGTTGATGAAGCATTTTCCAGCGGCAATCGACAGCAACCGGCTGGTGCCGAGTTTAGTGATGGCTGCGCCAGACACCAAGCCGCGGTTGGTGATGGTGACCTCGCCTTCTTGCTGGACTTGCTGGCGTAGCGCTTTGACGCTGTAGTTGGCAAGTGCGGCTTGGTTCAATGCGTACTTGATGGCCGCATCGCTCATGTTTTTTGAGTCGGTGGACACCGTGATGTTGATTCCACCTACTGTTGTGGCCAAAGCATCCAAGACGCTTTTCAGATACGCGGTGCGATTGGTCAAGTGCTTGTGCGGCAAGTTGTCAATGCCGTTGACGCCACCCGTGATGGGGTCGGTGCTTTCGAGTTGGTAAACCGGGTCCCAGGACGCGGATTCAGCAAGGTTTGACATGTTGGTTTGTCCTTTCGAGGATTAATAAATGAGCGTCCACGTCCCGGAAAGGGAAATGTCGATGTCTTTGAGCAGAGGGCCGCCACGCACTTTTCTGGCGTGCAATATCCCGGATGAGGTCAGCAAACCAAACTCCCGAATGGACAGGCCAATCGCCTCAGAAGTGGCAAGAGAAAAGTTGAATTGCACCGATGTGCTGACGGGGTAGGAGTGCGAGTCAATGGCTTTGACGAATGCGCCGGTTAACGCCGTATCGGCCGGGTTGGCTGCCGTTCCATTGGTGCCAAATCCGATATTGACCACACTTCGGCTGGCTACGTCGCCAGCCACCAATCTGACGACGCTCTCGCGCCCTTTGGTCACGATCAGGTTGTCGTCTTCAAAATGCTCGATGAGCTGACCACGGCGGTAAATGTCAAGCGCAAAAATGCCTCTCGGTTTTTGCGATGGGTCAAGGAGATTCATGCGTTACGCCTCGTGCTGGATTACCAGCGAAGGTAGCGTCACGACTACAGAGACTCGCTCCAGGAGATGGCTCCGCCGTAGAAAACCGTGCCAAAAGTTCGAGAAACACCGTTGTAGCGCAGGCTGCCGTCGCGCACAGAACCGCGAGAGTAGCGGCCGTCACGCGCTAAAACTTTGGTGAGATTCAGCTCAGCCAGGTCCAAGCCGTCGCTCACGGTTCCGCGCCGGTTCATGGTGCCATCCCGCTCGTACCCGCTGCCATAGGTCACAGTCTGCGCAAAGCTGTCTTGCCAATCGAGGTTTGCCGCCAGGCTGGCGGGGTCGATCTCGTCGCCATAGGTGGGCGCGCCAGCCAGCACGTGAAACCCATCGCGCAGGGTTAAGCCGTTTCTGGCAATGTTGCTGCCATAGGTATCAAGCTGCACAGCGCCACGGTAAAGCGACCCATCCCGAATGGGCCTGGCGCCACGGTACAAGTCTTGCAGCGGGGCGTGCTCCAGTTGGTGCAAAAGGCTTGCATCTACACCGGGTGATGCGGCGTCTGACAAACTGCCCGTAAACGCGAGCGTCCGCAGCTTGGTGCCAGCGTCACGAAGCCGCTCAATGACAGCTTTGATTCGCGTTGACAGGTCGGTCAGGATTTCGCTGGACGTCAGGTCGTAGTGGGAATTGACATCAAATTGACCGTAGAAGTTTCGCGTGCGTGACTGGCGGTCTTTTTTCCCGTCAAAGAAGGTAGCGCCATCGCGGTACAGGCTGGTGGTGGTCGATGCGACGGGCGCATCGGTGACCGTGACATTCAGCCCGTTGACATACAAGCTGATGGCGTTTTGCAGAGCAATGTTGTTGCCTTTGGGCTGGATCAATTCTGAAATGATGCGCGGCTTGTAGACGGCATCAGGCTCAGAAGCGAGCCGTGGAATGCCAAAATAACCACCCCACTCGTCCAGCCACTCCCCATCGGCTGTGGTCAACAGCATTTGATCCAGCGCCGACGTGATGCCAGACTGCGCCTGCGTCAGCTCCTGCGCAATGGGCGCCAAGAAGTCCAGCAATGCACCAGGCTCCTTGTTGAAGGAGCTGGGCAGGCTGTTGAGCAATTTGTTGATCACAGCGCCACCGTTCCAGGCATGGCCTTCTGGATGGCGCTGACAACGACATCAGCAGCAGGGCTTGAGAGGGACACGTTGTACACCCCGCTGATCGCCATGATGATGGAAATCAATTCAGATCGGACCACCTTCTGGCCGATGCCCAACGACTGGATGTAGCTCTTGATGGCATCACTGGCTGTGACCGAGACGCTGGCTGTGCCGCTGTCCAAGGTGATGGACCCGGTCACGTTCACCAAGTAGTCCTGTGCAGCATAGACATCAACCACCACACCGGCCGCTTTCCAGCCCGGAGTGGTTCCAGTGCCGTCCACGTCAGATTGCACCTTGGCCACCAAAGTTGCCGACGTGTTTCCTGAGCCATTGTGAACGTACAGGTTGACCAGGCCGATCGGCTGCGCCGCATCTGTGAGGTAGGGCTCAATGATGGCGATGTGGCGAGCCTGCTCCACGATAGAGCCAACTGAATCGACCACGGCAGATTGTGATGCGCCATAACGCAGAGCTGCGCCCGTGCCGCGTGACAGAGTGGAAATGTAAGCTGTGAATCGGCTTTTTCTGGAGGCATCGGTTTCGGCATCTGCCCCATTCGCCAGCGGCAGCGGGTTGGTGACGCTGGTGATGCCGCTGATGGAGGCAACCATGGTGGTCAGCGTGTTGGCGGCGCAGTTGGTTGATGAGCCCGCCTGCGTGCAGGCCACCTGCACATCCGCGTAGCTGCTGCCCGCCTCTATGGCAACGAAACTTGCTGTGGCATATTCAAACCCCGAGCTGTCTGATTTGATGGTTGTTACCAAGGGAATCTCAACACGATTGCCAGAAACGTCACAGGAGAACCGCACCGTACCGCTGGCAGCAATGGCTGGCATGGCGGCAAAGTTGAATGAGTTGAACACCGACACCGGTATGGCTTCTTGCAGTCCGAGCAGAATTTGCAAGTACAACTCTTCAATCTCGACGGCAGAGGCCTCCATCAGCGTGCGCGCAACCGAGCCCACCGAGAAGTCGGTGATCTTGCTGCCGTTGGCGCGCGAAACATTGATCATGCTTGCAGCAATGCTGCGGAAATCTTTGATTTGGAAGGTCACGGGCTACTCCTAAATTTCGACTTGCAGCCGCAAAGGCGTGCCGTCATTGATCATGGCGGTGACCTCCACCTTGATGGCGTCGCCGTCTTGTGTGGCAACGCCGTCCCGCACGGACACCACGCGCGGGTCGCCCAGCAGGCACTCTTCACAAAACCGCAGAGCAAGCAAGTTGGCATTGGCGTCGGCTTTATGGCCGCGCAGCTTGTAAGCGTCGTTGCCGTACTTGGGGTGGAACTGCAGGCAGCCTTTGTCATTGCGCAGGCGCAGCTCCAGGGCCTGTTTCAAATTGGGCGAGCCGACGGCCAAGTCCAGGTCGCCATTGGTGACGGTTAGCAGGCCATCGGTCAGCCTGACATCAACACCAAACGACTGCGCTGGCGTTACGCCCCGCTTTTGCCCTTGCGCCACGGGGATTCTGATGACGCCGCCAAACACCAGGATGCGACCCGATGCCACACCCGGCAACAAGGGGTCGGCGGTGAGATACGGTGGCAGCAGGTTATTGAGCCAAGCCAGCTCAGGCCAACGGGAGGCGTCGCCAAGCTCGCGTGCTGCAATCCTTGCCAGGGTGTCGCCGTATTCGGTCTTGGCGGCTTTCCATCCGGTGGTCATGAGGGTCATGCGGAAGCCTTGGTGTTAACAGAGATTCCGGCGGAAATTTTTCGCAGGCCAATTTCTATGGCAGCTGTGTCTGGCAGTAGCGTCAGGTCTGCTGGCCTTTTGATGCTTGCAATGGCGGCAGTGGCTGACTCATTTTTCAGCACAACCGGCGTAATCTCTTTGTTGTCAAAAGGGTTGTCAGTCGACAGGTTGACCGGTGACCCGCCTAGCGAACTGGAGCAGTTGGATGCGCCATACCAACTGCCGTAGTCCTGAGAGGACGCCGCCGCCTGGTAGCCGTTGGTCAGCACGCATTGCAGGTTGGACATGGCCCCTTTGACGCGCATGACCTCCGACTTGACGCTGTTGGGCAGACTGGCGACCGCAGCCACTGCCGCCCATGCCTGAGCACCCACTACGCTTAAATCTGATGCCAGATCGACGGCCACCTGGCCCGCTGCACTGATGACGGCCTTGGCGTCGTTGGCTGTTTGGATGACTTCTTGTGCCACTTTTACGACGGGGCCGAAGGTTTTATCGGTCCAGTCGTGAACTTTTGAGCCAAACTCGCCAATATCGGCCAAAGCGCCTCGTAATGACCGCTGGATGCTGTTGATGTCTTCAACTGATTTGTTGAGCGACTTGATGGCCTCTTCCGGGTCGTTGACCGGTATGACTGGCTCCATCAGGTAGGGGTACGGGTTGACGGCCTTGTCGTTGACCACTGTCAGGCTGATGTTGTACGTTAAAAGCAATGGCTGAGACTTGCTGCGGCGCAGCACAAAGTTAACAGGAGCAACATCGGCGACGTAGCTTCCGTTAAGTGGATCAATAAATAGCAGCCGGATGTCTGCCGGGTCTAGCCCGGCCTCGATCATCATCTCTCGAAATTTGTGCCAGTGATGAATGAAATCGTCACGCAACTTGGTGAACTGCGCAATGCCGTCGCCCTGCCCTGTTCTGTCGCGCCAGCCGGTGTTGCCGGTGATGGTGATGGTGGATAGACCGCGGCCAAATGAATCGACCCAGGCGCCACCCAAGGCGTTGACCGCCGACACGCGCGATGGCTCAGTGCGCGTCAGCTCCTCCGGCTTGATGGGTAGCGTGAAAAAATTGAATGCGTCGCCTGCCGCCAGGACAAACGACACATTCAGGTATTTCTGGTTGGTGATGGGGTAGGTTCTCGCCATGGCGCCAGTGTTGCGTCACGACACCAAAGCCTTCTGTTTGGCGGCTGCTTCGGCTTGGTATTTAGCCATCTTTTCTTTGACGCCCGCCATGAAGGCGTCGTACTTGGCCGGGTCAACACCGGAGAATGGTAGCCAACGGCCGCGGCAATGCGGGTGCTGGGCGCCAGCCGCGATCCACCACAGCTCGTCTGGCTCGCGGTCGTACAGCTTGCCGTCGACCCGCTTCTTGGGCGCCGACGACCGGCCGATGTTGGTCTTGCCCGCCCAAATCTCGTTCATGCCGTCTTTGTTCGGCTTGGCCGGATCCACCACCGTGACCACCCGGCCGTCGATCTTGTGGCACCAGGCGCAGACGCCTTTGTACTGCTCGATGCGTTTGAGCTTGGCGCCTTTTTCTCTGGCAGCCACCACCCCCTGCGCGGCATTTTCTGACACCTCGGTGACCGCGATGCGCCGCCAGTCGCGGTTGGCCGCGGCGAACTTGTCGAACAGGCGCTGCTCCAGGCTTTGCGGCTTTCCGCCCAGGATCAAGTTCTGCTGATGGTCCAGGATCACCGAGCGCACACCGGATCGCAGCTGGTCGCCCATGTCCACAATGGCCTGCGCACACCGCTCGCGCGCAAAAGCGATCATGGCCTGCGTGACCTTGGAGACTGGCAGGCCCAGCTCCACAATGGCCGGGATGCTGGTGGGCATGGCCGCCGCCACACCAGCGGCCAGCAGCGCACTCGGTGGGTTGGCGGCCAGGCCAGCCTCGATCTGCCCGAGCAGGGTGGACTTGACCGACAGCCAGTCGGCCATGCTGGACGCCCACTGCGGGCTCCAGTATTGCTGCAGCAGCCACTCGACCAGCATCGAATAATCCTCGGGCAGCCACAGCGCGCGGGGTTTGGAGTGGAAATAGGCGCTCCAGGCAGACAGCTCGGTCGGAGTCCAGTGCACCGGCACGTCGGGCATCAGCAGGGCCGGTAGCGCATTCTTTTTGTGGGGTTGACCGTGGGCCGCGAGCCAGCCGGAAAGAGCCTCCTTGAAGGACTGGAGGTGGGCTTGGCCGGTGTGGGTGAAGGCTTCGACCAAGTCGCTCAAGTAGGGCGAATCGAACGGTGCCCAGATGTCGTGTTCGTGGCTTGGCTTGATGGCCTTGCCTAAATAGGTTCCTTGATTTTCGACAACATCATCATCCATGTGAGTCTTGCATAAACGCCAAGAATCCGCGATACTTTCGTTGTGCATGCCGTTACCAACCAGAAATGGCGGTAGCCACCGAAGGGAGTCCCCCGACTCAGTAGAGTTATGAAGTTCGGCGAACACGGTTGATGGCCCACTCTTTTGCAGTGGGCCTTCGTTTTTAGGGTCTTGATGCGCGCTAAGGTATTTCACCTCATTGATGGATTTGAAATGGGCGCTGTGAAACTCATACACTTTTGCAACTGGTCGCCACGTCAGAACAATGGTGTACTGATCGCCATCCACGGGCGCTTCAAACATCAAATCAGCATGAAGGTTGCGTGATCTGTGCTTGGGGTACTCAATAACATTGAGTATTCGCTCCATTGCTTTTGCGCGCCTCGAATCGAATGAACGGACTCCTGTTTTTTGCTTCCCGCCCATATCAGATGAGTAAGCATGATCGTTCTTCGGGTCGAATCGGACCTTGATCGGTATTGGCTTCTTTTCTCGGTCTGAAAAATGAACATTCAGGCTAATCGTTTTCCCGCCATAGTTATCCGCCCAGTATTGATGCGCCACCTCCTGTGAGTCGATGTCTTTGCTTGAAGCGACATGCGTGCCGTCGGGTGGCGATTTCCAGCCAGAACCCGGGCCACCTTTGATAAACAGAATTTTGTGCTTTTCCATAACTGCCTTTACGCGCCCTAGACAAGGAGTCGCGGCACGCCAGTCAGGCAGAACCGGCTTTCGGCAGATCAAGACCTAGCCGCGACACCAGGATGGTGGTGTCACGACACGCTGGCAATCGCGCTGGTCACCTCGGTCTGGAGCATTTGCTTGGCCTGCTCGGAAATCGCTCTAACGATGAACGTGCCAGGCTTGGCCGGGATGACCCAGCCGGTGGACCATTCGCCGAGAATTCTGAACGTAAGGTACGAACTAGACTGCTGCCCGCCGCTTGATGTGTTGAACCTCACCATGCCCTTGAACCGCTTCGGGATGTCCGCACCGTCCAGCCGATCGCCCCAGGCATAGGTGTTGCGCATGGTCATCAGCGGCCCCTTGGTGCGCAGGCTGGAAGCCCCCAGGCCCGAGCGCATCGACACCTTGCCAGTCACTGTGGACTTGGTCATCTGCTTGGCCTGCTCGTACACCGCCTGCGGCATGGCCCCGGCCAGCGCCGTGTTGCCGGGCGTGTTGTGCCGCATTGGAATTATGAGATACCGCTGGCCAGCGTGCTTGCCCCCCTTGGCAACCCGCACCTTTGCCGAGGTGTCCAGTGCCTTCTTCTGGTCGCGCGCCGGGAAGCCATTCTCAACCAGCGAGGACACCGGGTCGTCTGAATAGATCCTGGCCCCCATGCGGTCCGGGTCAAATTCGACCTTGATGCTGGCCGCGTACCGGTCCTTATAGAACGACGGGACGCCGGGCGAGCGCAGCACGGTCTCGTACCAGGCCGCGTAAGTGGTCACCGCCGTGGTTTGCACCGCCTGGGCGATGGCCGCCTCAAGCTGGGCGTGCAGCCCTTTGATCAGGGACGAGGCGTTGAACGATACCGAGTAGCTCATCGGCCAAATACAGGATTTAACTGCCCGACATCAAACTCCCAGAAAAACCCTTTGTGGGTGCGCTGTTTGTTGTTGCAGCACTTGCTAATGGGGCCATTGTCAAAGCCAGACTCTCTCGCCATCCTCATTGATTCAAACCGAAATGGATGACCCCCACCAAACTCAGGGAATGCAACAACTGGACGACTGGCTGGGTTCAAACTTCCTCGGACTCCGTACTGACTGTTTTTATCGCCCATTCTGGCAAGGGCCATTCTTGCGCAGGTGCTTTCAGGTAGAGGTTTTCCGGTCCGATTAGCAGACAACTTTGCACGAGTCGCCTTCGAGTGAGAGTTCCCATATCTCGGGTTTTTCTCGCCACGGCGAGATATGCTCATCTTTTGTCTTGTGGCCAACGACAGCTTAATACCGCGTGTTGTTGAAGGATTCGCACAAATGTTCATGCAATAAGGGCTCTCAATCATTTCTGATAGCCACCACGCCTCTAGGTCATCAAGCTCAGATATTGCGCAAGTTTCTATCACCTCGAAGGTGAAACATTCTGGACCGTATTTATTCCAATGCCTCTGAAGAATTTCATTGTCGTGGGTGCCACGAACAAGAGTTGACCGATGGCAGTTCATTCTTCTTTGAACATGGCAAGATTGACCAACGTAATACTTCCTCCTGATTGGCGTGTTTACGGTGATCAAATAGATGCCGATTATTTTTCCCATAAAAACGGCTTCAACGATTGAATAAGTCAAACCTGCGAAGCTGCGCCCGCTTCGGCAAGGCCGCGCCAAAGTGGTGACCCCGGTCGGTCGGGAACTCTTGAAACACGAAGTACTCGCTGTACTTGGTGCCGGTGACCGAGTAAGCCACACCAGCCGGTGGCGCGCCATCGGCGAACACCAGCGCGCCGGTGGCGTCTTGCACAGGAATGCCGCCTTCCACAATGTCGGCCCCCACGATCCAGAACACCCGGTCGATCTTTTTGGCCGTCCAGGGCAGCTTGTCGTTGTGGCCTTTGCGCAGGTTGATGGAGAACGGGTCGTCCCCGTTCAACTGCATCACCCGGTCGCGCTCGCCCATGCCGTACAGGGGTGAGTCGCTGCCCACCGTCAGCATCATGTCGCCACTTTCCCATTGGCCCAGCTTGGCAAACTCGCGCTGCACTTTCTGGCTTGGCACGCCAGCGACACCGGTCACAGCGGCCGTCCACATGAACCCTTTGCCGTGGCAGTGCGGGCACGACGGCTGGGGCGCGTTGGTGGATGGGCTCACGCAGGGGCAGACAAAGGCCTTGCGCCAGGCGAAGGTCTGGCCGATGTGGTTCAGGAGCCCGTTGAAGGCAAGTGGGTCGAGCTGCATCACATCACCATCAAAGGGATGCCATGGATGCGCTGCCGCAGCGTCTCCAGCTGCTTGTCGATGCCGTCCTGCATTTTTTCCAGATCCGGCGCGCTTTTGCTTTGGCTCAGGCCATCGGCGCTGATGGACTCGGAAGCCGACACCACCGCGTCCGATATCAGCCGGTACAGCACCATGCGCTGGATCAGATCCAGCAGATCGGGGTAGTCGTTGACCGCATCACGCAGCCCAGCGGTGTAGCGCACCTCAATGAACTGCGGCGTGCCCTGCAGCCCCATGCCGCCAATCAGCATGCCGCCCAGCGCACCCAGGAAGGCATTGGTCGGCAGGAACCGGATGTGGCCGTACTTTTTGTCGATCTTGATCCACTCAGGAGGCACCGTGAGGACCGTGCCGCCAAACGGGTAGATGAACTTGATGGACTCCAGCGCGATCACCGGGCGTTGGCGCAGTGGAATGAACGTCCAGCCGCCAGGCTGGATCATGTCCTCGGTGTAGTCATAGCCCGGGTCCACCGCCCAAGGGGCGCCCGCCAGGGCGTCAATCTCGGCCTGGGTGGGGTCGTTGGGGAAAAGCACGGTGGGCGTCAGGTAGACGTGCAGCTCGCGCTGGGCGTCGGCTTCGGCGGCCTTGAGCTTTGCCCACAGGTAGTCATCGGACACGCTGCCAGACAGGAAGCGGCTGGCCGACGGCAGGCGCTCGGTGCGAAAGCGCGCCAGGAACTCGTCGCGGTAAAACATGGCGCTTTTGACCAGCGGCGTCTTGGCGGTGACGTACAGCAAGAAGGTGCGCGAATCTTTCCGGCCAGCCGATGTTTCTACGCTGTTGATGATCCGGTACAGGCCAGGCGTTGCGCATTCAACCCAGACGGTTACCGTATTGCCAGAAATAGACGCGCCAGAAAATGAGACAGAGGGAACTGGCGTCCAAATACTAGACGTGATGACGTCACCTTCCGAAAGCAAGTTCTGGTAGGTTTGCGAGTAATCTAGCTTGGCTGAAACATCCTGTTCAGTCCATTGAATATCAGTCGTGGTGGTCATGATTGCCTGTCAAGTTGATGCAATGCTCATGTCACGACAAGATGAAGCGGAAAATGAGCGCAGGTTGCTGTCTGAGGAAAGCGCGCGCACTTGCAAAGTTGGCGCCATGGAGCGCACTTGGCTTGATATCAGGCGGTCTCTGGGCGAGGTAGATAGCTCAATTGCGCGCGACAGATCGTGGTCAAGAAATGCAGATGGGCTGCTTTTGATGTAAAGCTCCCTGGGAAAACCATCCACTTGAAAGACGTAGCGCAGACCGACAATCGGCGGCAAAATTGGTGCGATTGCACCCCATGCCGCGCCAAAGGCAGCGCCCCACGACTTGCCCCAGGCCGACATCAGCCAGGCCCCCACGGGTTGGCCTCGGTGCCGTCGCCGCCAATTGATCCGCCTTTGATCTGGGTGAGATTGACCGGGATGATCGTGGCCTGCAACGTCGCCAGCACAGCCGCCGCAATCTCCGCCGCCGTCGGCCCAGTGCTACCCGAGGTACTGATGCCTTGCGCCTGCACGGGCACCGTGTAGTTGACGTTGACCTGATACGGCCCAAGCGTCCGCACCACGGGCACGCCGCCACCTTCGACAAACAAG